CTCGTCAACTGACGACATAAATATATGACCAGAATCGAAAAACTACAGGAGCGGTGGGCGAAAGTTGAGTCCGTCGCTGAAGCAAGGAAAACCGCAACCATCGCCGAGATTGCACAAAAGTACGGAATCTCCGGCGTGACTGTTTCAAACTGGACGCGACTGCACGCGCTCGGTTTTGAAAAGGCTTGTGAGTTGCTCGCGCCGAAAGGTCGGAAAGCTGTTCGCAAAGGGCCGAAAGCGCGTCTCGCTCAGGCAGTTACGCTGCTTAAGAAGCTCGCCGAAACGCACATCGACGCACAACTCGTCGCGCAGGTAAACGCTTTCGTTGAGGAAGTTACGACAGCGAAACCCGAACCTGCCCTCGCGTAACAAACCTTGCGACACCTGCCGCTCGCGGTCACGGGTAATGCCGATGGCGACGCATAAGAGTGGTGTGACAGGTCGGAGAGTACGGCCACCAAAACATGAATACATACATCGGCACCAAAATTATTAACGCCAAGTCAATGACGCTTGGCGAGTACAACGACCTGCGCGGCTGGAAAATGCCACCAGACGAGAGTTCGGCAAAAGAGGGCTATCTCGTCGAATATACGGATGGCGGAACGCCAAACCACTCCGACTTCGATGGCTACATCTCTTGGAGTCCCAAGGAGGTTTTTGAGAGGGCGTATCGGCTAGTGGAGGGGATTACGTTCGGAGCGGCCATCGAAGCCATGAAGCTTGGCAAGCGCGTTGCACGCGCTGGCTGGAACGGCAAGGGGATGCATCTGCAAATTGTGTCGGGAATGATTGTCCTCAGCGGTTGGCTTGCCTCACAGACGGATATGCTCTCCGAAGACTGGCACATCGTGGATTAATTATGGGAGGCTACCCTGTACAAACCATTACAAGACAATGTACTACGTCAAACGAAACGGACGCGAAGTCGAAGTCGCGTTTAGGGGCAAAAGGAAAGCAGTCGAAGTTATACTCGCAGTCGCAAAATCCGAAGGTGGAGTCACCGAGTTTGCCGAGTACGCGGGAGGCAAGGGGGCGTGGATTTGCTCGCCGGAAAACCAATACGACATCCGACGCCATGACATTAAATGACCTTGAAGCTGCCGTCCGGCAGTGGTCTGAGGAGCGCGGCATTTACGAGCATTCGACGAGTCTCGCGCAGTTTATGAAAGCCGTCTCGGAGGTCGGCGAGCTTGCCGATGCGCTCATGCGGGCGGGCAAGTCCGATGGCGTTGCAGCGGCGTTCAACCGTGATGCAATCTCCGACGCGATTGGAGACATAACGGTCTGCCTCATCAATGTTGCTCACCTTGAGGGCTTTAGCTTGCAGTCTTGCCTTGGTGCCGCATGGGAGCAGATACGCAACCGCAAAGGCAAGATGTTGCCATCAGGCGTTTTCCAAAAGGAGGCTTAATGGTAAGCAGACCACTCAACGAGTTCGACGACTGCGACGACTTTGATGGCACGCAGCACCTGCCGGATGGTATCAACGGTGCGTACCATCACAAAGAGTCCGCAAGCGAGAGCCAAGAACAGCCCCATGAGCTTGAGACTGCGCAGAAAATCATGCGCGATGCAGCGAAGTTTGTGTTACATAGCCAAAACTTGGATGCTGTTGTAACTATCTGCGCCAAAGCATCTAATGGAGAGGCAAGCGTCGCTGTCAACATCGGACAAAAAACATTCGATGCTGATTTGTTGAAATGCATTGCATCCGAACTGATTAGAGCGACTCAGCAAATCATTGATAAAGAGGAAGAAAGCGAATGATGTACACGTTCGCTGGGGAACTCCCTCGGCATCAGTACGTTTGGGTGGACTCGCGATTCACGCACATCAAACCACAGGGATTCATCCCTGCGGTTTGGTTCGCAATAACATCCACGCCAGCAAGGATGTGGGGATGCTCGGTGATGCTTGAGAGCGGAGCCATTTACAGGGGGCTTCCGCTGCACGCACTCGCAAGCCGAGAGCGTCCCGTTGATGGGTGGGGGCCACGCGCATCGCAGGAGTGGGGATGCTACGGCTGGCAGTTCTCGACAATAGCGTACACCTACCTCTGCGGACTCCCGCTCGTCGCTCAGTGCGGCAACCGAAAGTTTCAAGGCGAGTACGTCTTCACCGCTGCCCCATTCAACGACGGGTTTTCAGACGAGCCGGAGCAGTCGAAAGAATTCGTGTTCGCGGCACTTGACAATGGGAGATTTACTAGTCAGCCGACGAACCGAGTGGTATTCAGTGAGCGGTCGTTTACGAGCGAAGCAATCAAGTTCCCGTCCGGACTGAAGCGGGCGCGTCATAAATACTCTGTCGAATGAGCAAAAAGAAGCCATACCAAGTCGAAGAAACAAACCTGTCTGCGTTAACTCGTTACGCATTCAACCCGCGCACACACACCGATTCGCAAATCGACCTCATTGCGGAGTCCATAAAGCGATTCGGCTGGACGGTGCCAATACTCGTTGACGAAAACAACCGGATTGTGGCTGGTCACGGTCGCGCTCTCGCAGCGAGCCGACTGGGCCTTGAAAAGGTGCCATGCATCCGGCTTTCCGGCCTGTCTGAGGCCGAGATTCGGGCGTACACCATCGCAGACAACCGACTCGCCCAGCTTTCGGCGTGGGACGACGACGTTCTGTCCTCGGAACTCGATGCGATTCTGGAGGCAGACCCGTCGTTCAAGACGGTCGTCGGATTCACAGAGCAGGAGATTGCGGATATGATTGGCTCGCCAGCGGAAGTGCCTGAGCCTAAAGAGGAAAAGCCGAAGAAAGATACGACGATTTGCCCGAAGTGCTTGCATGAGTTTGTGTTATGAAGCTGATTCAAGGAATGATGCCCCCGAATGGATTTCACTTCCCAGAAGGGAAAGTGATTTTAAGGGCTGGTTCCCTTCAAGAATTGGTGAGCGTTGTTGAGGCGTATCGCGCTGAAAATGACATTCCATACAAAGACGTTGAGCCGGAGATACATGAGTATTTCTGTAGCCGTTGGCCTAACTTTTGTCATTTTTATGACAATGAACAGGCTTTACAGCAGCCATTTGTTTCTCCTGTAGCGCAACCGACGCTTTTGAATGACCTGCAAGCATGGTCGTCGTCGATAATCAATCAGCAAAATGAACCGCTTGGTGTTGATGCGGGCGTCGCAGAAGCGCGGGCTGAGATTTGCAAGCAGTGCGACCACAATGTGAAGTGGAAGAGCGGATGCGGAAGCTGCATCAATGCGGTCGAACGAACGACGGCTGCAATCCGCTCCGCGAGGGACACAACGACGAGCAAAAAACTTGGAGCGTGCAACGTCATGCGGCACTGCAACCGCACCGCTGTTTGGCTCGACAAAACCGCTTTCCTGAATCCTGCAAGTCCGCTTCCCAAAGCGTGCTGGCTCAACCAATAACGATATGGCAGACGTAGCAAAACCCTTCGACCCAAGCATTACGGACAAGTTCGCGGACAAAGCACCTCGCATTGAAAACGTCGGGGATAGGCCGCGTGGGCTGCGTCTTGATGTCAGTGACAAAACGAACGACAGCAACGATACCGTTGACCCAAAGACGCTAAAGGTTCGACGCACGTTCCGCGACGCCGCTCAGGCGTATTCGGCTTATAAACGCCTGAAACAGCAGAACTTGGAGCGCAACCGCAAAAACCAGTTGATTCAGAAGAAGTTAAACAACGAAACTCCATACGAGCCGAAGAAGCTGGAGAGCATGGGCCAAAACTGGCGCAGTAATCGCCCGACCGGATTCCTATCGACGATGGCTGGCCGCGTTCAGGCACCGTTCAAGGCGACGGTGGAACAGGCTGCTTCCCTGACGTTTGCAAAGTACCCTATCGAGTCGGTTGACTCGGAGCGCAAAACGAAAATCTTCCGCGAAGAGATAACCAAGTGCATTCGGGCTTGGCGCGGCTTTGATGACCTTGTGGCGCAGGTTGTGCATGAAAACACGGTCTTTGGTTATTGTGCGTTGATTTGGGACGATTTGCGCGACTGGAAGCCCGACTTCCTCCGGCAGGACTACGTTTTCTTTTCCGTCGAGCAGCCGCAAGTGTCTGATGCGACGCCCATTTTTGCACGCAAGCGTCGGTATCTCATCGCCGAGTTGTTGCCCGTGCTGGAGGTTCCGGACATTTCGGTGATGGCGGGATGGCACCTCAAAAACCTCATCAAAGCCATCAACAGCGCGACGCCAACAGGCCGCTCGCTCGATAGCAACGACGACGCCCGCCGCGTCGAAGATTGGATTCGTGAGGGCAGTTACGGGGCTTCCTACGAGTCGGATGCAAAGTACGTTGACTTGGGCGAGGTCGTTGTTCGTGAGCCGCATGGGCGCGTCTCTCGCTACCTCGTTGACGACAAAACGGGCGACGAAATCTGCACCCAGCTTGACCGCTACGCAAAGATGTCGGACGCGCTCGCGCTCTTCTCTGTCGATATCGGGAATGGGAACTTGATGTCTTCTCGCGGCGTTGGGCGCGACCTTTACAACACGCACGTCGCCATCGACAAGTCGCGCAACCTTGTAGTTGACAACACTTTAGTGCGCTCTTTGCTGCTCCTAAAGAAGGGGCCGCTTGCAAAGCCAAACATTGCTCCTCTCACGGTTAGCAACCCAATCGCAATAGTTTCAGAAGGTTACGAAGTCATCCCACAGTCGCCTCCTGCCGACATTCAGGACTTCATCATGCTCGACAACTTCCAATCGAGACTCGCTGAAATCCAGATTGGTACGTTCTTGCCGTCGTCGGCGATGAACCAAGGCGACCCTAAAACGGCTTCGGAAATCAATCGCATCGCCTCCATCGAAAACCAGATTCGCGAAGGCATCCTGACGCGCTTCTCGCGGCAGTTCTCGCTCGCTGTCGAGCGGATGCAGCGCGGCATCGCCCATCCAGAGCACATTAAAGCTGCTGCCGACCTCAAACTGAAAGTCGATTTGGCGAGGCAGGTTGACCCGAATGCTGTTTGGGCGAGGCGTGAGGTGGTCGATGCGTTCGAGCAGTCTTCAATGCAGATGCCTCCGTTCCTTGTGGCGTTTGAGGTGCCGCGTCATCTCGACGAAGATGCGGTCAACTGTTGCTATCAGATGATGGAGCGCAACCTGCCTCCGTCTGACATTTTGCTCATGGCATTCTCGCCAGCCGCTGAACTGAACCCAGATACGACGGCTCAGGATTTGCAGATTCTCGACCTGATGATTACCAAGTACATGGGCAATCCGAACATCGACCAAGACAAGTTGATGAAGCTGGATTGGACGCGCAAGCTGGGCGAGACCATTGCAAACGAAGTCATCCTTCCGAAAGACTCTGTTGAGGCGATTGCAATCGAAGCGACTCGCCAGCAAATTATTGAGTTGCAATCGATTATCGCTGGTCAGGAAGTCCCGATTTCTCCTCGCGACAATGATATGGTTCACCTCAACACGATGGCTGCGAAGCTCGCTCCGGTGATTCAAAACATTCCGCCAAACGGACTTCCGCCAGAGGGAATCATGCCGCTCGTCGCGGCCTTTGGACATTTCGCGCAGCACATTCAAAACGCCGAAGCCAAAGGAGCACCTCGCGAGCAGTTGGAGCCGTTCAAAGAGCTTTACAAGCTGGCCGCGCAACAGATTCAGCGCGGGCAAAATGTTCCGCCGCCGCCAGATATCGAGCCAGCAGCCGCTCCTCCAAGAGGCGGAGGTGCTCCGCGTCGCCCAAGCGCAGCAATGCAAGGAGTTGCTGGAGAGGCGTATACAAACCAAAGCGGCCCATCGCAGAATCAAGTCATTTCGGAGATTTCCAATCCGCCAAAACCGCAAACATCAGCAGTATAAACACATATGTGGAAACCAGAAGACACAACGCTTTTGCGCGATTACAACGCAAAAGCAAAAGGGAAGCTCGTCGAGTTTCTTAAATCGCAGTGCCCGCCTGTTTTAGGCACTAACATTGAAGAGGTTGCCTTGGAGGCAAAATACAAACAGGGCTACGAGCGAGCCGTGGACATTATCATGGGGCTGCTTAAAGCGCAGGATGAAGACAACGACGGGGGAACCAAACACGCGCAGATGTAATTATGGACGGAGCCGAAGATGATTTTACGGTAGAAAATCTCGATGCTGAACCAATCAGCGCAGATTTAGATTCGCACATCGACTCGATGCTGGATGCTGCCGAAGCGGCTAATTCCGGCACGTCAGGCGACAACACGTCGGAAGGAGGACTCGCTGAACAGGCTCAGAAGCTCGCTGAATCTCAGCAGCCAACGCCCCCTCAACAACAACAGCAAACGCCTGACGACGACATCGCTGCAATCGCAGAGCCGGAGGGCATGAGCGAGAAGAATCGCTCGAACTGGCAGAGGCTCCGAGAAGCAGCCGCGACGTACAAAAAGCAAGCCGCTGAAGCAGAACAGCTTAGGCAGCGCATCGCGGAGCTTGAAAAGGGGCAACCGCAAACGACTGCGCCGGAGGACTATGAGGAACTCAAAAAGTTCAAGGCGACGTTCGACATTCAAAATGACCCATCATTCCGGCAGAAGTTCTCTGACCAAATCGACAAGGCATCGCAAGGGATTTACGGGCTGCTCAAGAAGTGGAAAGCGAGCGATGAGACAATCACTGCGATTCAAAACGTGGGCGGGCCGAGCAAGGTTCCGTTGTCATGGTGGAAAACCAACGTCATCGACAAGCTGGCTGCTTCCGAAGAGACCTATCTCGACGCTCGAAAAATCGAAAACGCGCTGGCGCAACTCGATGACATCGAAGCCGAGATGCAGTCCGAGATTGAAAACGCAAAGCAGAATGCGGATGGGTGGTACAAAAACAAGATGGAGGAGTTCCAACAGAACTTTAACAAAAACCACGAAGAGGCTTGGAAGCACGTTGACGAACTGACCAAGGACATTCCCGCCTTCAGATACAAAGAAGTCCCGCAAAATGCTTCTCAAGAAGAGCTTGCGAAAATCAACTCGCACAACGAATACGTTAAGGACTTGGAGGGCAAGTATATGTCTGCTCTCTACCCGAAGACGGTGAAGGATGCAGCGACGGTTGCAGCAGCGGCGACGCTCTCGCACATTCTGACGCACCAGTTGGAGGTCGAGCAGAAGGAAAAGGCTTCGTTGCTCGCCGAGTTGAATCAACTTCGCGGGCGGATGGGAGCCGTGAGCGGAGCGGGCCGGATGCCGAAGTCAAACGCATCAACTGTTGTTGCTCAACCGCAAGTGTCTTCTGCATCGAGGATTAGCATGAATTCACTTGATGCAATCGAGGCAGGGCTGAGTGAAGCAGAGAGATAAATACAACCATGAAAATAATTCGTACAAAAACAAAAGACATGAAAGAAGGCGAAGAGCCTTCCTTTAACCCATTTGGAACAGATTTTGATGAAGTGCAAATGCCTGAATCAGAACAAGAAGCATTGCCTCAGCCTCAAGCCGAATCAGAGCCAGAGCCGGAACCTGAAGTGAAGCCAGAGCCGGAGCCTCAGCCCGTTGAGCGAAAGCGCAAATCACTCGCGATGAACGAGTCGAAAACCGAGCGCGGCAACAATCGATTCACGCCGGACTGGGAAGGGCGCGAAATAACGCTGGGCCTTCCTTGGGTGCATGAAGCGAGCAAGCGCACGCTCATCGCATTGCTGGCTCTTGCTGTTGATTGTGGCAAGGAGCGGTTGCGGATTGATTGGGAGTTCTCGCAGGACACTGTTCACGACGCGAAAAACAGCATCTGCGACCGATTCCTCAAGGAAGCTGAAAGCCAGTGGCTCTTCCTGCTCGGCGAGCAATACACGCCCGCTGTTGGGCGAGCGGGAGTGCTGCGCGGGCTTTTTGTTGAGCGTTCCAAAACATTCTCTGACGATGTTTTAGAGCGTCACGTTTTAAAGCGAATGTTTGCGGCTGGGAAAACCGTTGTGGGTGCGCTTGTTGGCTCACCTCGCAATGGACTCTTAAAAGCCGATTCAGCCATCCGAGCAGAAATGGCTGATGCTCTTCCGAATCGCGTTGAAGGTGTAAAATGGACTAGCAGCGACTGTATGCTCATCCATCGCAGTGCGCTTCAGGACATTATAAAGACATTCCCTGCGCGAGCGATTGACAACAAGCCGTTTCAATTCTTCACGCCTCAACCAGAACTTACTGGTGATGAGGCATTTTGCAGGATGGCGCAAGCTAGTGGGCATATCCCGCACATCGATTTGGCAATCCCAGTTTTCTAGGCTGAGAAGCAAATCAACCTCCGCTCCTTTTTGGGGCGGGGGTTATTTTTTTGTCGATTCATCAAAAAAGCCTATTGACCTCAATCGAGGTTTGAGCTAGTTCCAGAAATAGCTCGGCGCACTCCCTCCGAATGGGAGCGACTCGCAGGTGTCAAAATGACCTGCAAATCAGGCCGCAACAACTGCCCAAGCGTGCCGTGGGCGTGAACCAAACTGCCATCATCGATGGCACCGCTTTGTATCGCGCCATTTTTTTGCGAACGAAGCAAAAAGCTCTAACTCTCTTAAAATCATATGCCTAACGATTGTATCAATATTGACGTAGCCAACAACTTCGCAGCCAAAGACACCAACCGTATCGTTGGTCAAATTGCGAAGACGCTTGCTCGCAAGAGCCCATTCATCAACGTGCTCGACGGGGGGACGTTGCCGAATGTTTCTGAAACTGTACGGAGCGTCGTGCAGGAAATGTCGTATCCAAACTCCGTATCGAACATCGCTTCGCCGACGTTCACGGATGACATTTCGATGTGCGGCATCGGCGCAACGCCTGATGACGTTGGCTCGACCGAGTATTCGTTCAAGCTTGAAACGCTGCGCGGACGCGGCCCCCGCGTTTGCGTAAAGACCGCTCGAACGGCTTTCAAGAACGCCTACCTGCAAGCGCAAATCTCTCTGGAGAAGACGATTCTGCAAATCATCAATGCGGACATTCGCTTCCAACTCCAGAAGATGTGCGGAATCAAGTACGTCGTCAAAGCTGCTGAAACCTTCGGAAACTGCGTCCGAGGGGATATGCAAGCCCTCAACACGACCTATGGCGCGACGACGAATCTCCCAACTGGCGATTTGAACTTCCGCACGCTTTATCGCATCGGCAGTTTCCTTCGTGAGGAAATGTTGGCAGAGCCGTTCTCCACGGCTGAGGGAGAGTTCTTCCGCGTTATCGCTTCTGCTGATGCAATCGAAAAATTGCGTAATGACGCAGACGTGAAGGAAGACCTTAACTACCTGTCGGCTGGTTCTTTCAAGCTGGGCGAAGAGTCCATCAAAGGGTATCAATTCCAAGGCTATCGTGGCTTTGCGTTTGGCATTGACCAGCAGCCTCTGCGGTTCAATACCATCGATGCGAATGGATATCCGGTGTTCATCAACCCAATTACGAAAGTGTCTGCAACCAATGGCTTTGCAACACGCCGGAACTCTGCGTGGGTTTCTGCTGCGTATGAAGTCGCGTTGCTTATCGGCGGAGACTCGTTTAAGCGTTTGATTCCAGAATCTTACACTGGCGAGGGCACATTCAAGTGGGCTCCTCAGTTGTTCTCTGGCGAGCTTGAGTGGACGTATTTCCGTGATAACGACTGCAATATGTACGGCGACTTTGGGCAGCACATCTACCAGATTCAGCGTGCGTATCAGCCTGTTCGTCCGCAGAACGTAGTGGCAATCGCTTACAAGCGTTGCGGCGAAAACCTCGGTGTGACGACCTGCACCATCTAAAGTGGTGTGACATGGACGGTTGGCAGAAATGCCAGCCGTCAAGTCACATCATTTTTTTGCTGCCATGCCAATTTACTCAACCGCTCAATTTCGGCAGTATGTTGTTGATTTGCTTCAACAAGCGACTGGTCTGACAATCCAAATCCCAACCATTCTCGGCACCGCAGAGTACCGTGGGCTCGTCGTCGATTTGCTGACCGTGCTCGCGCAGGGCGGCGGAGCAAGCGGGAATGCAACGCAACTTCAAGGGCGCAACATCTCTGCGACTGCGCCGACTGCAAATCAACTGCTTGCGTGGAATGCGACGACAAGCGTTTGGGAGCCAAAGACTGTATCAGGGACTGGCACCGTAACGAGCGTCACTGCTGGCACGGGCCTTACGGGCGGCACGATTACATCGTCTGGGACGATTGCGGTGAACTTCGGGACGACGAATGGGACAGTAACGCAAGGAGGAACTGCGGTGCTCAAGGCCGGAGACTCGATGTCTGGCGCATTGGCAATCGCCACAAACATCAATTCAGCTGCGCTGTCAATAACGCAATCTGGAAATGGATACGCACTTGTTGTCGGTGCTAATCTTCTTTCAATTTCCCACCATGGACATCTCGGAATTGGATTAACGCCAAATTCATCTCATGCGTTGCGAGTCGATACTGGAGGAATTTTCACTCAAGGGGCACTTACGTTTGGAGACAATTCAGTTCAGTCAACAGCAGGAATCACATCGCTCACAGGAGACGTAACAACCTCTGGCGTTGGAGCTTCAACAGCAACTGTAGCTCGCATTCAAAACAGAGCGGTTTCTGCAACTGCGCCAACTTTAGGACAAGTTCTCGCGTGGGATGGGACAGCATGGGCTCCAACTGCAAGCAGCGGTGGAGGGGGAACGGTGACAAGCGTCACGTTATCCGCTGGAACAACGGGGTTTACAGTAACGAACCCAACCGTAACGACGAGCGGAACGATAACGCTTGCGGGGACGCTGAATGTTGCGAATGGGGGCACTGGCGCAACGACCGCAGCGGCAGCTTTGACTGCATTGGGCGCAGTCGCGAAAGCTGGCGACACAATGACAGGGAAGCTCACTGTCGCTGCGACCGACACTGAGGCCAAGCTCAACATCGGTGCGCCCCTCTCTGGAGGAAGTCCGTCAACGCTTGCCTCCGGCGACATTTGGATTTCCAACCAGAGCCGATTGTCTTGGAGAGCAGGTACATCCACATTCAATGCGGCAGGGCTAACGCAGCAGAATACGTTCAGCCAGCCGCAAGTCATTGGCTCAACGTCAAATGCATCTGCTGTACTCTCAGTTTCAAATACGGGAACTCGTGAAGCTGCAACCTTTACTGCTCAAGGCGCGTCCACGGCAGTAAGAATAACGCAAACTGGCACAGGAGAAGCATTTAGGGTAGAGGATGAAGCAAACCCAGACGCAACTGCATTTGTTATTTCGGCAAGTGGGCGCGTTGGGATAGGGACAGACCCAGATGCAACTGTTGGGTTAAAGCTCGATGCGACAGGCATTAAGTTCAGTGACGGCACGGTTCAAACGACCGCAGCAACTGGCGGAGGCAGCGGCACGGTAACAAGCATCACGGCAGGGACAGGGTTAACTGGCGGGACGATAACGACTTCTGGCACGGTTGCAGCGGACTTCGGGACTACAACTGGCAAAATAACAGAGGGAGGCACCACGGTTTTGAAGGCTGGAGACACGATGACTGGTAAGTTGAATACGCCAGCATCCACCACGAGCAATGCCGGATTGAATATTGGCGCGGGTACTGCACCGACATCTCCAACGTCAGGGGATATTTATATTGCAGGAGATATTCTTTCGTATCGCGGGACAACCGCAACGCGTTCTGTTGCAGCAACAAACGCAATAAATTCGTTTTCTGCTGCACAAGGAATTTCAGCTTCAACATCAGGAGCAGTTCTTGGAGTTACGCAGACAACTGGCTCAGGGGCAGCGATTTCAGCAACGCAAAATGCAACTGGGACTGGAATCGGCCTGACGGTTGACCTCAACAACACTGCATCAACAGCAGCGGCAGTTCGCATAACAAACTTAGGGACAGGCAATTGTTTGGTTGTCGAAGATTCGACAACTCCCGATGCGACACCATTCGCCATTTCGGCTTCGGGTAGAGTTGGGATTGGGGTTACTCCCGATGCATCAGCCGCATTAGTTGTTGATGCTGGCGGGATTAAATTCAGCGACAACAACACGCTCACGACGCTTGTCGCTGGCGGAGACCTATCCGGCACGCTGCCGTCCCCGACTGTTGTGAGATTACAGGGCAGAGCGGTTGCTGGAACCTTGCCAACTTCTGGACAGGTGCTCGCATGGAATTCTGTCAACGCGCAGTGGCAACCAACGACGCTTGGAGGCGGCAGCGGAACGGTGACATCGGTCGATGCAAGCGGCGGAACTACTGGCTTGACGTTTAGCGGCGGCCCGATAACTGGAAGCGGCACGCTGACGCTGGCAGGAACGCTTGCTGTTGCGAATGGGGGCACTGGTCAAACGACCTATTCAAACGGACAACTTTTGATAGGCAATGCCGCTGGTGGATTGAGTAAGGCAACCTTGACAGCAGGGTCGAACATCACCATCACGAACGGCAACGGCACGATTACGATTGCGAGCACTGGTGGCGGAAGCGGAATCACGGCACTCACTGGCGACGTAACAGCGTCTGGCACTGGCTCCGTAACTGCAACAGTTGCAAAACTTAGAGGCACGCTGCTATCTGCGAATACGCCAATAAACGGTCAGGTTTTGCAATACAATGCAACAACCCAAGAATGGCAACCTTCTTCCGCAGCGGCTGGAGCGATAGCGATGGTTGCTTACACGACGGTTGGCATTCAGTACGGAGTGTCGTTGCCCGCAGGGTACGCATGGGCAGACATTTACGTTTGTTCTGGGGCTGGCGGAGGAGGCGGCGGGATGGACTCAATGAACGGGTCAAATGGAGGCGCAGCTTATGGCGGAGGTGGAGGAGGTGCTGGACTTTCTGAGTTCTTGCAAAAAATTCCAATCGATAATGCAACATTTGAGTTTGAAATTGGGGCTGGCGGGGTTGGCGGCGTAGGTCAATCGACCTACACAGGACAAACTGCAACGGACGGAGGAGACGGTATGCCAACGTACCTGAAGATGAACAGGTATGGTGTCAACAGGACTTTAAGTGACTTGGGTAAATATGCAGAACCCGCAGCACTAAACACGACTGGTGCTCAAGGCGGAAACTGGGGCGGAGGTGCAGGTCAATGCAATCTTTCATTCCCAGCAAGCTGGAGGTCAACTCTAACGCAAGGAGGGAACGGGACTTATGGCGTTGGCAATCCAAGCATTTATACAGGGCAAAACAATGTCGGTCGCCCGATAAGCGTTTCAGGCTCATCCGGCGCAGGAATCTCGACAACGCCAAATGACGGTGGGGCAATAACAAACATAAAGTTCCCAAATCTTGATTATACCACGAACACGCTTTTTGAATACCAAGGGAAAGCGACTTCTGGAGCGCAGGATGCACTTCCATTGCCGACGCTGTCTCTTGGAGACGTGGATTTCAATTCGCTCAACTTTTTGGGCGGGGCAGGTGGAGCTTCGGGCGATATCAGCCTCAACATTCCACTGCCTTCTCCGATGACTGGATATCGCGCTGGAAACGGCGCAGACGGTCATTTTGGCTGCGGAGGCGGAGGCGGAGGGGCGATTGGTGGGACAACTCCAGACACAAGCAATCCGTATTATGGTGGAGATGGTGGAGATGGCGGGCAAGGTTTCATCATATTCATCTGTTACAATTAATATGCAAAAAGCCAATTCATGGGCAGTTGTGAGGGTTTCTGACAACACCGTCGCAAACATAATTCGATGGAATGGACAAGGCGTTTATCCCGCTCCGGAAGGCATGAAGTTCGTGAATGTTGAAGGAAAAACACTTGCCAAGGGATGGATTCTTCAGGAAGACGGCTCTTTTATTGAGCCTCCGCAACCCGTTAATGTGCAATGAGTAAGGTTTCACTTTCTGTTGGCGACGGAGAGAAGTTGCCAGTCTCGCGTGGAGCGGGATTGACAGAGAAGGGGCGTCGTGCTTACAACCGTGCGACGGGGAGCAACCTCAAGGCTCCGGCACCAAATCCAAAAACCAAGGCAGACAAGGGGCGCAAGAAGTCGTTCTGCGCCAGAATGAAAGGTGTGGTTCGTAATTCAAAGGGGCCAGCCGAGCGGGCAAGAGCAAGTTTAAGACGTTGGAACTGTAGCTAATATGAAATACCTCATTGACAGACTGTTAGAGCCTTCGACATGGAGAGGGCTGGTTGCACTGATTACGGTTTTTTCTGCGAAAGCAAGGCCGGAAGCTGCCGAAAGCATAGTTACCGCTGGGGCAAGCGTTTACGCAGCCATCCAGATTCTTCGCAAGGAGGGAAATGGAAAAAATCCTTGAAAGTCTGATTGCTCAAGGCCCGATTGCAGCCGTTCTTGGTGGGGGCATATGGTGGCTCGCCGCTCGGCTGAAAGAATCTGAGGGGAAAGCAGATAAGCGCATTGACGCTGTCGAAGCGAGGGCTGAGGCTTGCGAGAAAGACAGGGAGAGACTTTGGCAACGTGTTGCGGAACTCGCTGAACGGTAATGGACGAACGCTCTGAGAAGAATCTCGCGAAGCTGCACCCAAAAGTGCAACAACGCTTTCGCGACTTTTTGATTGAGGCTCAATCGATTGCGGCGGAACTCGGCGTCGAGTATCGAGCCATTTCCAGCTTGCGAACATTTGCCGAGCAGGACGCTCTATACGCTCAAGGACGCACCAACAAAAGCCTTCCGAGGGTCACCAACGCCAAGGCGGGTCAGAGCTACCACAATTATGGCCTAGCCATCGACTGTGGCGTTTTTCGCGGGAAAACGTATCTCGACGGAGTTGAACCGAAAACCGCTGACATCGTGCATCGTCGAGTTGGCGCGATTGCTGAGAAGCACGGATTGACGTGGGGAGGAACTTTCAAGGGGCTGTACGATGCCCCGCATTTCGAGTTTTCAAAAGGATTGCCAATCGCGACGCTGCTTGAGCGTCACAACAAAAATCAGGAGTTGTTATGAGTTGTGAATCAGATGTTTGCAGACAGGATATTCCATATCCCATTGTGTCTCAGGAGAGTGTTGCGAGCATCCTCGGCAACCTGACCTCCGCGCTTTACGGAACCATCACAAAAACCGTTGTCGATGGGCGTGTTGTTTGGTCAACGTGTGATGTAAACCAACAGGCGACCGTGTTTGGAATACCTCGCAATGCGGGCGAGGGATTGATGTGTTACTTTTTGCGAGCGTTCCAAGACTCTCGCGTTATTGCAGTTCCAGCTGCAACTTCTGCAAGTCAGGTTTTGGTTTCTCAACAAGCTGGCTCGCAAACGCTTGTATGGCGGGGATATGCATCAGAAGCGTCTCCAAATACTATTGTAAGTCGCGATAGCCAAGGCAGTTCGCAATTCTACAATGTAGGTTTATCTGGAAATCTATATGTATCCGGCACGATAACTTGTGAAAACACACTTTACGTTAGCCCGCTTGGAATTGGATTTGCAAACGGAACAATACAGACGGTTGCCGGAATAACGTCGCTGACTGGCGATGTTACAGCAACTCCAGCTTCAAACGGCTCTGCCTCTGCAACGGTTGCGAGGATTCGTGGAATTAATGTTTCCGCGACCGTTCCAGTGAATGGACAGGTTTTGAAGTACAATGGAACCCAATGGGCACCATCCGCCGACACTGACGCAGGCATTACCGCACTGACCGGAGATGTCATTGCAAGTGGCTCTGGTTCAGTTGTAGCAACGCTTGCAAACACTGGCGTTGTGGCTGCAAGCTACGGTTCAGCCAGTTCCGTTCCGGCTTTTAGCGTTGACGCAAAAGGCCGAATCACATCCGCATCGAATCAAACGATAACGCCAGCAGCGATTGGCGCGATGCCAGTATTCAGCACATTGGGCATTGCGCTTGGCGGGACGGGAGCGACAACTCAGCAAGCTGCGCTTAACGCATTGGCAGGAGCAGTAACATCGGGTCAATACCTTCGCGGAACTGGGGCAAACGTAGTTCTTTCGGCAATCCAAGCCGGAGATGTGCCCACTCTGAATCAAAACACGACTGGAACAGCATCGAACGTAACTGGCGTGGTAGCCGTTGCCAATGGCGGAACAGGAGCGACGACACTCACAGGCATAATAAAGGGCAACGGAACAGGAGCTTTCACAGCAGCAGTCGCCGGAACTGATTATCTTGCTGCCGGAACAGCGGTTTTAAAAACTGGGGACACAATGTCCGGAGCGTTGACCGTTTCAACAACGGGAACAGGTACTTCATTGACGGTTTCCAATGCTGCGACAGCAACGTCTGATTGCGTTGTAATAACCAATCAGGGGACTGGCAGGTCATTAATAGTAAATGACGTATCTGGCGATGCGACACCTTTTGTGATTGACGCATCCGGTCGCGTTGGGATTGGCGTTGCGACAAGCACTTTTGCTTTAGATGTTTGCAATAGAACTGGACAAACAACTGACGGGGTTGTAAGATTTTCTATTGATAATTCAGGAACAAGAACAACCGTACTGAATATTTTCAACAATGGACTCATTGAAGCATACACAACATTCATTTCGGGTGGACTTTTAGTTGTAGGCTCACAAGGTATATTTTTTAACCAAGATGCAAGCACTCAAACAAAAGCAGGTATAACATCTTTGTCTGGCGATGTTACGGCATCCGCTGGCGACGCTACAGCAAGCGTTGTGAGGATTCAGGGCAGGTCGGTGGCATCAACTGCGCCAACAACCGGACAAATTCTGGCATGGAATGGCACAGCATGGACACCAACGACAGTAGGTGGGACTGGGACAGTCACCAGTATAACGGCTGGGTCGGGATTAAGCGGAGGCACAATCACCAGCAGCGGAACTATTTCAGCAAATTTTGGGACGAGTGCCGGAACGATAACGCAGGGGGGTACAACCGTTTTAAAAACTGGGGACACAATGTCCGGAGCGTTGACCATTTCAACGAATGGAACTGGCTCGTCGCTGACCATATCCAACGCGACGACCGCAACATCCGATTGCGTTGTTATAACAAATCAAGGAACTGGAAAATCATTAATAGTAAATGACGTAGCCGGAGATATCACGCCATTTATAATACACGCAGCCGGAGAGGTTGCGATTGGAACAACGGACACTCCAGCGGCTGTTTTGTCTATAAAGCAAACTACGCTTCCAACAATTAAAATATTGTCTGGAACTGGCGCAAATGGAGACTTAATTAAATATCAGCATAACACAACCACTCTGAGAGATTTCTCGATTACAGCAGCTTCAGAGTTGAATTGCTATTCTATATTTGCAAATGGTGGTATTCAGTCGAATTTGGAGCTTGCAATTGTTGATGGCATTACGATAGGCCCAACAGATATAAATTTTTCTTCACTATCTCAGGCAAACGCTGGCGTTATATCAAAGGGATATTACGAAACGACATCCTCTCAAGCGACTGTAACCATTAACGCTGGGACTCAAAAAACATACTCGATTACTGTTACAAATGCCGCATTGCAGGACTTTGCGCTTGCATCGCTAAGTGTTTCGGCTGGGAATACAGACGCGACTGCCTTGCAAATAACGGCTCACGTTCACACCGCAAACACTGTGATTGTTGTAATACGAAACTCAACAGCTTCAAACGTAACATTAACTACACCAACGATAAAAGTAAGGGTCTGGAAATCTTAAAAGCAAAAAATATGAAACAGAACGAAATGGCTATGGGTGCTGCTCCGGCAGCAGGGATGGATTCGGGAATGGGCGCAGCAATGCCTCCAGCAGGAGCAGGGATGCCCCCAGAAGGGGCTGGAATGGGCGCGGAAGGTGGGGAGACCATCGAAATCCCAAAAGCGATGTTCATGGCGATTTACGACGTTATCAAGAACCTCTCTTCGGGCCTCAGCGAGTTCGCAACAATGCTCGAAGGTCAAGCTGCCGCTCCGGAGATGGAGGATGAGGGAGGAGAGAAGGAAATGGAAATGGAGGACAAGGGAGGGCGCAAAAAGGCTGACGAAGAGTTTTTGGCATCCATAGCTGAAGAAGGCAGCTACAAGTAACCATGTTTGTCTCAGAGATTTACGACGAGATTTCTGAGATTCTGGCGACGACCGACAGCAACCGGATTTACCGGAAGCTGTCGCAAGCCGTTCAGGGTCTTATGGATTCCGGTCACTACCACCACCTGATTTCGCAGGTGGACGTATGCACCGGATGGGATGGGATGAGCGTCACGCTCCCGCGTGGAATCGAAGTCCCTCTCGCTGTAAACACTGACGGCTCGCCGCTTTACTTTCGCAGCAGGTTATTTCAGTACCATATCAACAAAGGCGGGATGTACTCGCCCGTTTCGTGGGCGTGGGACGACCGTGGGTTTGTTCCCGTTGTCATGGACATCCTCCAGCCTTCGCAACTCATTGCGATTGCAGAGCACGAAAGTGATGTCGGGGTTCGGCTGCGCGTCATCGGATATGACGGGAACAATCGTGCTCTTAGGACGCAAACAGAAGCAGGAGAGGGCGTTGACGGGCTTTACGTTACGGCTCATGCCATATCCGACTTCCCGCTTGGGCTGATTCAGCCGGACAGCGTCAACATTCTGTTGCGGTCGGCAAAGACAAAGCCGCTTTACGAGTTTACAGCACAGTCCGGCTCGCACAACTTTGTTGCTGGTACACTCGCAAAAATTACGTTTGTAACGACTACGCCAAAGCCGTTGAGCAACAACGGTAACTACTACATCGGAACGCCTTCCGCCAGCACGGTAACACTGCATCAATCCCAACTGGATGCCGAGAATGGCATCAACGGAATTCAAATCACCGACCTTCGCAACAACCTCAACGCGAACGTGCTTGGAGACTTTGAAAATACACGCTCAGTGCAGGTTTCGACTGCATTGTATCTTCCAGCGGCGACAGCATTTGGAAGCATCTTTCCGAAAATCCAAACAGGCACGGAAGTGCGGTTTGAAAAGATATCGAACCTTGAGCTTCCGGCTCCCCTTGCAACGGAAACGGTATACTTTGCGCGAATCCTCGATGACGCTTACAACATTGTTGTTTACAAAACATCTTCGGACGCATCTAACGACATCAATCGCATACTGTTAAGCGGAAGCAAAAACAACAGCACAATCGTTGTTCGCAATCCGATTGCCCCAGAAACAACGCTGGAATTCACGCTCGACGCCCCATTTTCGACTGGCGATTTGGTTCAAGCGTACTCTGCTGGAGGCTCGCTCCCAGAGCCGTTATTGAGCGGTCAGAACTACTACGCAAGAAGGATTGACGGAAAAAACGTCACGCTGCATGAATCTTACGAGGCTTCCTTGTCGGGTGAAAAGCCAATCGTATTTACCACTACGGGCAGTGGGCAGAATAGCGTTGCGAAACTCATTCCGGCGCAATCCAGCGCGGGTAAAGTTTCAAACATATCCGCCAGCGGCATAAGCATAAATCCAGCGACTGGGCAAGGCGCAGAGATAACCGCTGTTGTCACTGGGCCAGTGACATTTGCATCAATTGTTTCAGGTGGAGGTGGTTATACAAACGTCCCTGCCGTGAAGTTTGACGACATTGGAGGTATCGGGTACACGGGAGCACCAATCGTTCAAATCGAATCGCCAAACGACCCTACTGGAACTCAAGCGACCGCTGAGGCCGTAATGAAGACAGACCCAGCCACTGGTCTGCAATATGTTGGATTTGTAAAGGTTACAAATGGTGGGACGAAATACTCAGCGACATCGTTGCCAACAGTTAAATTCATTGGGAATGCCACGTTCCATGCGCGTGCAAGGGCAGTTGTGCAAGGCCAGTCTGTGACCCGAATCGACCTGTATGGTTATGGGACGGGAGCCGCTGCGATTGCCTCAGTAAACACTGTTCTTGAGTCCAGACCCGTCAATGCAATCACTTTAACGTCAGGAGGCTCTGGCTATCGATACACGCCAAGAATTGAAATTGAGCAATCAGCCTCCCCAAGATATATCTTTGCTGCCTCGCCAACTGCTGGCGGGAACATTTTAAACTTTAGGGCTGTTTTGCGCGAAAGCAGTGCAAATGTAGAGCTAATTGCATCGTCGATTTCTTATGTAAGCTCTGAAACAACTAGCTCGCTGGCTCAGAAGGTTGTAAATGCAATAAACAACAACACTGTAACATCAGGCTTTACAGCACAAACTGTATCATTTGGGCCTTACTCTGGTGTATCGGTAAGCAATGTATCTGGAAAAGTAATTCAAACATTTGATGTTGTTTACAGCAATGCCACGACTGCCCCGAAAGCTGCAAATGTTGGGTGCGTAGCGGAGATGCCAATAACAATACAAGCCCCACCATCTGTTGATTCAATTAAAGTTACAGGCAACATTGGCTCAGGTGGCGTCGTAAGTGGTATAAATACCACTCCAGAAGGATTTAACGTCTCAAAATTAAAAGTTGGGATGGGCGTTTCTGGAACTGGCATAGCTGCAAATGCAACTATATCCGCTATCAATTCACCAAATTTTACAATAACTCCAGCACCAACGGCTGGAACTAATATTGAAATAACAATATCGCTTGGAATAATATCATCGCTTCTCGCAAGCGGCAATACAACCGACCTTTTAGGAAATGTAAATCTATATTTCAAAGCAAGCGACTCAACAAACGTCCTAGCCACTTTAATATCGGCAGGAATAACTGCATTTTCCGCCTCAACTGGATACTATGCAAGCGCGACTGATAATAAGATTTTTATACTTAACGCTCAGAATGCCCCAATAACATCGCTTGTATTAACCGCTTCGCCAGCGTTAACTTACGATACTATATTCCCAAGTTCGTTTGCCTACGCAAAATGCTCAATAACAACAAACTTTATTTCAGAATATGAAATAACAAATGCTGGCTCCGGCTATACAAACGCACCAGCATTGCTTGTTGCCGGAACGACCGGAAGCGGAGCGAGCGCAAGCGCAGTTGTGGATTCTGCGACTGGGAAAATAACTGCCGTCGATGTCATAACTCAGGGGACTGGGTACACTACCATTCCAGCCGTTGCAGTCAGTCCATCAACTGGAATGTTCGTTCAGTTCTCTTCAACCGGAACGCTTCCAAGTCCACTCATTCAAGGAGTCACATATCGCGCTGAAACCCCATTTGATTCCAGCGGAACCTTTACGGTAAAAAATATTGACTTCAGCGATGTCAATATAACTTCTTCTGCAACAGGCGAATTTAACGTAGTCATATCGAGAACATTTGGCATTGGATTCACAAATAACTGGATAGGAGACTTTTCTTGGGTTCGTCAAGGGATGACAACGTATTTTGACACTGACTACTCGTTCCCAAAAACGCTTGTAACTGACGCAAACACTTCGCCGGATGCAGGGCAAATAAACTCGTCAACTCAATTTTTCACAAGAAAGCTCTCTGATAGCAAGATAGCTGTCTATTCGTCACTTGCAGACGCAAACAATCCGCCAACAACCGTAAACACGTCAAATTCCTCAGTTGCGCCATCGGTTAGCAGCTTGCAGTTTTTGCTCAACGCCCAAACCTCACCGATTAAATTTAAAGTTGGTCAAGGAGTTTCTGTGCTTTCAGTAGGAAAGCCAGTTGGGTCTACGACGTTTATGAGTGGCTCTGTAGTTAGCTACACAGAGTCGGGAGGGACAAGAACGCTTGTTGTCAATGTTACAAAAGTGTCCGGCGATACAACCACTTACAACAGTTGGCAAATCACGTCGGATTTTGCATACGGGTTGATTCGACCTCAAGACTTAGGGTACGGCCCGCTTTATTTTGCAGTGAAGGGGACGGCTCAAGCTGTTGTTTTTGGCGGAAACAGATTGACTCCAGAATCGATAAACTATCTCGCTCAAGACCAGATAGTTAAATTTAGGGCTGGCTCCGGCTCACAACTTCCGGCGGGCATTTCTCCAACGCTGAATTATAAAATCAAAATCAACGAAAACGACGTTGATGTATACACAACTCAAGGCTCTCCTGTTCAAATAACTGGCTTTCAACTTGGAGTGATGGAAATGGTTATTGCTGAAACCTTTTCCATCGCTCCAACTGAACTAATTGAGTGCGAGGACTATCTCTTCTCGGATGGAAGCGGAGTGGCACTCACACCACTGGATTCAACGTATGAGCTTCCATATACTCCATCCCCAGAATCGAATTACAGGCTTTCACGGGCTGGCAAAAACCAATTTAAACTGAAGCGTTCATCGATATCTTCGCTTGCAATTATTTACGGAGGCACAGGTTACACGTCAAACCCATCAGTCAACATTGTCAGCGAAATGGGTTCAGGGGCGACAGCACTAGCGACCGTGAGCGGCCCAATAAACAGAATCGACATTACCAATGGTGGGCAAAATTATAGCGGAATAATTCCACCGATAGTAACAATTACTGGCGGAAGCGGCACAGGTGCAACTGCAACAGCAGAAGTTTACGCTGGTGCAGTCACGGGTATTACCATCACCTCCGGAGGTTCCGGATACACGCTCCCGCTGACGGTTACCATTACGCCAGCGTCGGGTCAATCTGGGTCTGGAGCCACAGCAGTGGCTTTTTTAAACGGCTCTGTGACTTCACTGACGTTGACGAATTCCGGCTCTGGATATGTACAAGAGCCGACCATCGTGTTCTCTGGCGGAGGAGGCGTTGGCGCGGCTGCTAGAGCCGATTTTGGCGGGTTCTTAAAATGGTTTTCAACAGGAACAAGTCCAGACCTTGACTTTTTTGTTTCGAGTCAAGAAAAACCAATTCTTGTCAAAAATATCGAGCACATCGAAAAGCCGAAAACGTCCGGATTCATTTCGTTGTACGCGGCAGACTTCGGCAGGTCGAATGACCTAACGCTCATCGGTCAATATCATCCGACCGAAACCAACCCGAAGTATCGACGCATCCGGCTTGGCAAAAAGTGCGCTTGGGCGCGAATCCTTTACCAGCCGAAAGCACCAAGGTTCGAGTCTCCGCTTGATTACATTCCGGTCGAAAATGCTCGCGCAGTCATTGCCGCTGTTCATGCGGTAGACCTTGAGGATAAGGACTTTCTCGACCAAGCGCAACGCTACTGGCAGTTGGCGACGACGTATCTTCGAGCGCAAAGCGAAAGCCTCGATGGTCACGCAATGCAAACGCCTCAAATTAACAACATTACGTTTGGCGACGGGACTGACCCTGTCATGTTCTAATGAAGAGTCCGCAAATCACTTCGGGGCGCGTTCAGAAAGCCAGCGCGGGCTGGATTCATGGAGTCAACTCCGTTCGCAACCCGTGGGCCTTACCGGAAGACCAAATCAAGTGGGCGCAGAACTGCACCATTCGTGGTGGCATAGGTCAGACGCGCAATGGATTCCGGATGAAGCTCTCGTTGCCCAAAGGGAATTTTCAAGGCGGAATTGTTTTTTCTGCGAACAAGCAGAACGAGGCTGCGACAACGATTGAAACGGCTGAAGGGCAACTGATTTTCAAGCCTCAAAGCATTTTCACGCCCAGCGGCGAATCTTCACAAGAGTATGAAATACCGTATCTTGTGTTTGCTGTTGATGGCATAGTTTACTACGCGCCATTCCCTTTGACGCAACCAGCCGATTGGGCGGAGTACAGGTTGACTAATATTCGGCTCAACGCCGACGTAAAAAAAGTCAACTTTGTCATCGCGACGCAATCCGCAATCGTTTCGAGCGGGGACGTAACCGTTACCCCATCGCATCGGCTGGTTATTGTGCAGGATGGCGTTTCGCAGCCGTGCTACTGGGACGGCTCGAATAAAACAGGCAACGTCGCAACCAAAATGCCCGTTGGGTACTGGATGGCTTATTCGGGAAGTCGCCTCTGGCTTGCAAGCGGCAACATCATCTCAGCAAGCGATTTAGGCGACCCGCTTTCGTGGGAGGAGCGTAAGTCTGGCACGGGTCGCGGGGATTTCTCCGTCCCGCGTCCGGTCACTGCAATGGTTGATTACATCGGCCAAAACACCGAGTCTCGACTCTATGTGTTCACCGACCGAGCGACCTATTCGCTCGCATCCGGAATTCTCGACAGAACGCTTTGGCCTCAAACGGCAAACTTCCAAACGACTCTGTATCCGAACATTGGATGCGTCGCTGGAAAGTCAATTGCATTTCAAGCCGGAATGATGTGGTGGTTCTCGCAAGGCGGACTTGTTTCTGTCGATGTTGCTGCCGCTTCATACCTCTCATCGCAAGTACTTTACAAAGACATCGAAATGGCGAAAGCCAAGCGATTGATGGCTCCAGACTTGTCGGGCATTTGTTGCGCTGCCTTTGAAAACTACCTGCTAACCTCGATTCCCTATGCCGAGCCGCTGAACTCTGCGACGATGGTTTTGGACTACGCGGCAGCGTCTGAATGGAACCAGAGCCGCTCGCCCGCGTGGGCTGGCGTTTGGACGGGGATTCGTCCGATTGAGTGGCTCAACGCTTACATCGGCAACGAGCCAAAGTTGTTTGCGCTGTCGGTCGATTACGCTCCCACGGGAGACCAGTCGTTCAATCACGTTTGGGAGGCTTTCCGTCCGGAGCGGTACGATACGTTTTTGGAAATTCGGCCAAGCGGAACAGTCGCAGAGCGTCAACAGCGGATTTACTGTCAGGTCGAAACCGCACTCATGGGCGACGGGATGGATTTGAAGCAACTCGTTTACGGAGAGGTAGATTGCTCTCAGATTTCCGGAACTGTTGACGTAAAAATCTCATACAGAGGCACAAAGGGGGCATACAACGAAATCCTGACCCAGCGCATCTTGGCTGCAACAAATGTCGCCGAGTACAAAAACTCACCGGACTACGCCAAAGTCAAAGACTTCGGGCTTTTGCAAACGCAGAGCCGTCGATTGATAACGCGAAACATCGAAGGCGACGCACGCATAACTTCTTGTGAATCAAAGGATACGCAAAACGTGGACAAGGCGTTTTCCTACCTGATTGAATGGTGTGGTGCGCTCGGAGTTGAAGGTGTGCGAATGTTCCAAGACCCGTGGGCCGAACGCTCGGTCGGAGGCACAAAAATCATTGAAACCAAGTACTGCGTTGTCGGCGAGAATGGGCAGAGTGCGCTCATCGACATTCCAACCGCAACTCAAGCTCCGATTGCGCGACAGTGGCTTTCTTCGCAAACCAGAACCTACACGGATGTTTGCCCGAATGGCGGGCCAAAAATAACTGTAACAGCAACAGCCTCTGCGACTTCTATTGTTTCGCAAGCTGATGCAGACCAGATTGCCAGCGACAAAGCGATACGCGAAGCGACGGTTGCCGCGAAACAACAACGTCTCTCACGTCCTTGCCCGTAATATGCCATCAATCGACGACGCAACAAAAAAAATCGAGTCATACCCAAACTTGTTTATATCACCGTTTGGAAACGATGGCTCGATTCAACTGTATTCGTCGATTCCTTTTGGTAATCAAAACAACACAGAATGCTTGCCTTGTGTTGTTTGCGGGACATCCGAGAACCGATTCGCAGAAATAAATGATGCTGCACTCGAAGCTGCATCGACAGACAAAAATGGCGTGGTTATAACCTTCTCCTAATGCGAGAAAACATCACATACCGCTTGACTCCGGCAGGGACTCAGCAATTTGCTGAGTTGCAAGCATTTGCGGAGTCTTTTGGTCACAAAATACATCCGCATCCGAACATCTCGACGTTTGCTCATTATCGCGGGCAGCGACTGTTTGGATACAGCGACCACGTCTTCATGCCGACGTGCTATCCAGCTTGGCATCCGGAGTTTACGAAGCCGCGAGACATCATTGACGTGATGGCGCACTGGAAAGCTCACTGCGAGTTGTCTGGCAAAATGGGATGCCTTGCCGTGCCGCTCGACAACGATGATGGCAAAGGAAACTTCAGCGAAGAGGTAATGCAAACAATTGGTTTGCAGAGATTAAAACGAGAACTTTACTTGCCGATTTAATATGGGTGGCTCACCAGCAACGATTCCAGCAAAACCGGATTTCTCAGTTGATGCTTTAAAAGTTCAGCTTGAAGGAGAGCAGGGTCGTTCCCGTTTGGCTCAAGAGATGAAGCAGCTTGGGTATGCTGCAAACGCCCCTCTGGAGAATTTTACACCGGATGTTTGGGGGCCGGATGGCTTGCAAACACAGGCAGCGCAAATTGCTGCAATCAATGCATTTAAATCCAAGAAAAACGAGCAAGAAGCAAATCCGGCTGCGGCAGCGATTCGGGAGCGGCTTCCGAAAATGATTGAGGAGGACTTGTCTGAGGACGCATGGAAAAAGAGAATGCAGTCGTGGGCGAAAGATGCTGGCATCACGCTCGGCGTTAAAACAGGTCTGGGAGATAGCACTGTCGCCCGCAGCGCACTGTTCGATGCAGCGACTGAGGAAGGTGACCGTATTCGCAAAGAGCGTAAAGCAGAAGCCGCGCAGTTTCTCGCTTCAAATCCCCTTCAAAATGTTGGTCTCGACGCAGGGTCACTTTTAAGCGCAAACCAATCGGCATTGCAAAATGCCATGACGCAGCGGAATAGCTTTCGCGATGCAATGTTTGGCAGAGTCGGACAGGCCAATCAAGCGACCAGTGACTGGCTGAACAAAATGGGAGACACAATGTCACGCGCATCAGATTCTTACAAGCAAAGCTGGGACAACTACGCGCAAGGTATGGCGAAAGCGGCAGAGCAAAAAGCTGCCGCACGCAGCAAAATGATAGGAACAGTGGCTCAAATCGGCGGGACTGCGCTTGGCTCAATGGTGGGGATGCCGATGCTTGGTTCCGTCGTCGGAGGGCTTGTTGGGGCTGCTGCTGGAGGCAGTGGCACTGGCGGAGCAGAGCTTATGAATGCGATGGGCGCAACTCGCGGAGGAGGCGGCGGAGAAGGCGGAGGAGGCGGAAGATACGGTGGACTCGCGGATGATTTTTCTTCGTTAAAACAAAAATTCAGCGGTGAAAAACCGTGGTTTCCTTGGAGCCAAAAATCTTAACAACAACAACATATGGGTTCATCATCGTTCCAAATGCCAGCACCGGATTACACGCCGATTACCAAGATGTACGAGCAACAGGCGCAGTTGCAGCGTGAAGCCGCTGCAAAGGCGGACGCAGCGCAAAAGAAGGCAATGGTGGACGCGCAGGATAACGCTGCTCAACAGGCTCAAACGCAAGCAAATTACGCCGCCCAACAAGCCCTTGGTCGTCAAGCGGCAGCGCAGGAGGCAAAAGACGCTGCTGCGAAAGAAACGATGAACAAAAGCATGGCGGGCATGGGTTCTGCAATCGCTGGCTCAGGCTACGACCCAGCCAAGATGGAAGAGGCATTAAAGGTCGCACAACCATTTGCTCTTCCAGCGGTTGCTGATTTGATTGCGAGGCAAAACGAGCCTCAAAAAGAACGTAAACTCCTCAACCAACTCACTGCGTAATGGGAGGCTCAAGACCAGATATGTCTGCGGCAAAAGCTGCTGCAAAAGCTGCTTCGGAAGAAGCGCAACGAGGTTTTCGTGCCAGCCAACAACAGGCATCGTATGACGCTGCTTTGAGGCGTGCTCAAAATAAACGGGCGGAAGCAGAACAGCAAATGACTGCTCCGCTGCAAATGATTCAACCACCGCAGCCAATGCAGCCTCCGGCTCCAACGCAGCCAGCGCAAGCACCTCAATCGCAATCGGCTCAAGTTCGGTCTGCTGCAAATCCAATGCCTCAAGGAGCTTACGGTTCAGCCCAGCAAGCGAAGATGGCTGCGCTCGGCACTGGGGCGGGAGCAGCGGCCATGAGTCCGGTCAACACTGCAAGGCCAGCAATGGCAATGGCACCACAGTTGAATTCATTTAACGCGCCAGAAGTAAACAATTTAAAATTCGGAGGAGCATAATATGAGTTGGGTAGGTGACGCACTTGGAAGAAATAAAGGCAAAAAGCAAGCAGCAAAAGCAAAAGCTGCATTAGCTGCTGCAACAAAGAAGTTTACAGAAGAAGCGGCTGCGATGAAGAAGCAGACCGACCAAATCCAAAGCTATGCGTATCAGAAAGATGCATTAGCTCGTCGCGAGCAGAAGAAAGCACAGGCCGATGCAGAAGCGCAGCGAGTTGCCAGCGAGATGTCAAAGGCTGCATCTCCGGCTCAGGCTATTCAACGCGAAAACGAGGAGGCCGCGTCTGTTAATACACCGACTCCAAATGTTGCTCCGCCCGCTGAAACCCCGCAACAGGCAAAAATCGCTGCACTTGGCGGAGGTGCTGGCGCGGCATCGGCTCCGGCTATTATGGCAAAAAAAGAAGAGGCGAAGCCCGCGCCGACTCTGAACGCCTTCACAATGCCATCCACCAAAAACGTACAATTCGGAGGCTCTTAATATGTTGCAAGGCGTTGCTGCTCCTCAAATTGCGATAGTCACAACTCCAGTTCTATCCGCTCGCCCACAATTCAATTTTGGGCAGAGCAGTTTAGTTTTCACGCCGACCAAGGCTTACGAGTCGAGCAACAAGCAGCCCGACAATGACCTTGGCGACCTCGCAAAGGCTTTGAGGCAACAACAAAAGGACGAGCAGGAGCGCAAGCAGCAAGAGTATCGCGACGCGCAGCTAAAACTCGCGGAGAAGAAGCAGGATGAGTCGGAACGCCACAACCGCATGATGGAGCGCATTCGGGCCGCTTCCGATGGCATTGAGGACGTTGGCGGGGGCAGGGAGTTTGGCGAGGCGAACGATACTGAAGCGATGAGGGCTTTGGGTGTCGATAAGGAGCTTCCACCACTCAGCTTAAGAGACACTGCATTCGAGTTAGGCGATGTTCCAGTTAAGGCCGAAAGCGCGTCTCCCGAACAAAAAAAGCAAAGCACAAATGCTGAGATTTTAAGCAGCAACGCACCTATTAGCTCGATTTCACCAAATGCCAGCCAAGAACCGTCGTATCTAGCTGACGTGGAGCTTGGTTGGCCGGAGGATGTTGGCGAACCACAGTATGAGCCTGAAAAGGACAAGCCAGCACTTGCTGGCCCCCCTAGCCTAGGGCAAGCCTTAATAAAGGCTCCAATTCAAGAATCAAAAGCAACAGTTGGCAATCAAGCCTTAACGCTTCAAAAGAGCGCAACGCCAAAAACTCAAAACGCAAGTCCGTTCGGCGATGTAAAACTTGAGCTTGGTGGCCCCTTAAATCAAGTATCAGCGACATTCGCAGATACTCAGAAAAAAGATGCGCCAAATGAAAGTGTCGCTCCTCTCCCAAGCAATGCTACTGATGAAGCTAGAATCGGTAAAGCATTGCCAACCATTGCTTTAAAAGCGGGAGAGGTTCCGTACAGCAGATTCAAAAACTACGAGGTAGCGAAGCAGTATTTAGAGGCAGTCAAGCGCGGAACGCCTGAAGTGACAGCAATGACACCAAAGGCAACAAGAGACTCAAAGGGGAGAGTCATCGGGTATGAAATTGAATGGAAGAGCAATGAGGAAGCCCTAAGAAAACAAGAAGAAAAACTCGCTGACGCACTGGCGAAAAAGGAAAAATTGACAGCAGACCAAGCAGCAGCAAGGTCAAAGCTCTTGCTGTCCGAGGGGCGAGCGGTTAACGCTCAAGACTCCATTCGGAACTACACAAAGCCCAACGGATTTCGAGAAGCCGTTCAGCGATTCATCCCTGCCTATAACAACGCGACTGAAGCCGACAAGAAAAAACTCGCAAACGTAGGTCTTTCAGATATCGATTTGATTGACAACTACGCACGGGCAATGGGTGGTGGAAAGATAACTGAAGGTCAAGCGCATTTAATATCTCAGGCGAAGACGCTTAAAGAAAAAATGCAGGTTCTTTACGGACAGAATTTTGGAAAGGGCGAGCAACTTTCTCAAGCGCAAAGAGATACGATGCTTGAAAATATGCTTGAGGCGCATAACTCGCAAGCCCGCAACGCAAACAATATTTTAAAGCGTGTCAGGGAGCGACTGATAGTTAATGGCGTTAAGGATGAACTTTTCTTGCCCGAAACGTATACAGACAACTTAATCACAAAAACCAAAGCGCGGTCTGAACTCACTCGGCTGAAAGATGCCGTAAAAAGTTTAAGGATGGATGCAGAAAAAGTTGCTGGCAACAAGCTATTGTCTCAAGAGGAAAGAAACAAGAAGATAGTAAAAATTGGGAAAATGTTTGAGAAGTATAAATCAGAAATTGACCACTTGAGTGAAAGGCTTGATGACGAAGAATATAGCGGAACTGAGATTTTAGGTCTTGAGGATTTTGAAAAAGCCAAAGGCGGGTTTATTGCTGGAGATAGAATGGTCGCTGAAGCAGAAAAAGAGTAAATATGAATACAGGTTCCGATACGGGTGAAGATGTAGCGCAAGAGGAAAGCGATGCCATTTTAAAAAGAATTCGAGAAGAAGCGGACAAAATTACAGGTGCCACAAAAGATGAACCCGCCCCATTCGGTACGCCGGATACTTCGTATTCCGGCACTGGCGCGGATTTTGGAGCTACTGTTGCTCCGGCCCCTGCGCTCATGCCCGAAAAAAAATCGGAAGCCGAACAAGAGGTTGAGAGCACGCTGAACCGGATTCGTGAAGGCGCGAAAGAAATTGAAGCTAAGGAGCCGCAGCAAAAAGAAAAGGAAAGCAAGCCAAATTTAAGCTACATCGAACAAATCATCGGCACTGGCTATCAAAATTTAACGCCAGAGATGAAACGCATCCTCAGCGAGGAGCGAGACCCTGAGAACCTTAAGGAACTCAGCGAGAAGATGCCCGCTTACGAAATGTCGGACGAGCAGTACAGCTTGCTTTTCGAGCGAGACAGAAGTAACAGCTGGAAAGATTTAAAAAAGGTTGCCCCTGAGTTTGTTAAAGCAATCCCCGAAGTCATCGCTCATTCCGCAAAAGAATTCGGGAAGTGGGGCGGAGGATTTTTGCGTGGAATGATGGGCATAGCAGGAGGCGTACAAGCCCAACAACTGCCAAGCGGAGCAGTTGTTTTCAGCCGAAGCGAAGACACAAAAACCGCTCAAGCTGACAGAGAAGCTGGATTGAAAGCATTGGCCGCTCCGGCTCAAGCCATTGCCAATACAGCATATGGACTTGGAGCGACACTTGGTAAAAATTTAGCACTTGGCAACTATTATTTTGATTTGGTTGGGGAAACGATTGGTGTCAAGGACAAGTCCGAAAGCAAGGATAATTTTATAGCGAGAAAGAAGCTGCAATCGTCGCTTGCAAAAAGCGACATTGAGTCCCCGTCTGCAATCGAGAAGGCATTAAAAAGCGATTTTGCAAAAACAATAGCAGAGTCTGCACTTAAGCTCAACTTACCTTCAGCCAGCGAGTTGCTTGCATCGGACGTTACAAATCAGTTCAACGGAGATTTGCAAAAAGCGAGAGCTTACCGTGAAGCTGAAATTAAAAAAGCTGCAAGCGAAATCACAACGGATGTCAGCGACCAAGCGGCTGCTGCATATGACCCAGAAATGGCTGGTGCTGCTGGGTGGATTGTGCCGTATGGGAATGAATTTTCGGCAGTGATGGGTGGACTTGGCACTGTAAGCTCGTCTATCAAGGCATTTGCGAAAGCCAAGCAAGGTCGATTGACTGCCGATGAAGCGAATGCGTTGGCGCGTGCAGAGCAAGCAAAGCTAAAGGTCGAAGCCCTTCAAAAACAGGCAGATGCATCAAAGGTTGGCCCAATAGGCAAAGCGTCAGAAAAGGTTGCAAATAAGATAGATGCAGCAGTCAAATACTTTGACGAAACATTGCAAAGGCTTCCGGAGAGCGTCCGGCCCTATATCGGCAAAGCTCTTGGCGCAGGAACCGTTGGAGGTCTAGCCGCATGGGCTGCGACAGACGAAGGCGTGGCTCCAAAACTGGCAGCTTCAATCGCACTACTTGCCGCGCCCAGAGTTATTTCGGATGCGTCGAAAGCCAGAGCTTTAGCTGGTGGAGGGATTCGTGGGACTTTTCAGGCAATGTCGAACCTTCCGGAAATGTCTGCCCAGACAAAACTTATGATGGCTGGCATCAATCCGAAGCTGGCGGATTGGACGGTTCAGCGCGGAGCCGAGTTCGCCAAACGTGGGGTTCATGCCGCAACGCTCGCGACTGCGCTCGGTCTCGCGAAAGACGAAACTCCAGCGCAGCTTGGGCGCGGAGTTGCTGAGGCGATTCTGATGGGCGAGGCTTACAATCTTGTGCATGGTGGTCTCAGCAAGGGGGCTAAAGCACTTACTGGTCAAGGCATTGCAACTCGCGATAGAACACTGGAGCAGTACAATCGCGAGCGGAACCAACAAATAAAAACGCTCAATGCCATGAGCGAAGATTCGCGCAAGACTACGGAAAATTTAGTTTCATTTGACCGAGTTGTTGAGCAGGCGGAGGGATTTTTAAATGCCGAACAAGAGCGAGCCGCTACTCTTGAAGCTGCCCCAGAGCAAACAGAAGAAATCAAATCTGCACTAAAGGAATCACAGGCAAGACTTGCGATGCTCGCTGCGCGACTCGAAGGGCTAAAGCGTGCCGACGCAGAAACGCGAATGGCTTATGAGCACGAAGTGCTCAACACAATTACGAACGCAGATGTTTTGATAAACGGAGCATTGACTCCGCAGAAAAACACAAAAATCGAAGTCCTGACGACGGAGCAAATAAAAAACAAACTGAAGGCTTTAAACCCAAGCCTTTCAGAAAGTGACATCGACACCATAGCCGAGCAACAGGGAGTGAGCTTTGGCTCCAGCGGATTGACTCAGGCTGCTGATGGCACTGCAATTGGAAAGCCTCAAGGGAACATCATATTTGACTTGTTTAAAGGCTCGGTTGTGATTAACGCCGATGCCGTTGCTCGTCGCTTATCAAGTGGGGCGATGGCAGGGGAATCAATTTTAGATGCACTTGGGCATGAAATTGGTCACGCGCTCGATAAAACTGCTGAATATCAAAATCTTACCGAGCAGATTCGCACTGAACTGTTTGGCAGGAAAATAACAGCACCTGACGGAAGGACAATTCACGCCGAAGAAGGACTTTACAAGCCGTCAGACTTGCTGGCGATGATGGCTCGTTATTTTGACCCGAAGGGCGAAAAAAGCGATGAGCAGATAATCAACGAGCAGCGCAGCTTGGGGTTGCGCGACAAAAATGGCAATTTAAAGATTGAAGATGCCATTGAATATATGCAGTCCGAAATCATTGCTGATATGGTCGGGCTGTCGTCAAACGACGTTGCGCTTCGTGAGGCTGGAGCAACAGAAATCGTTTTGGATTGGGTTAAAACGAAAACGAAAAACAAACTTGTCAACAAGGTTTTAGACTCACTGAGCGGAGAATCACCGCAAGTTGTTGGCACTGGCATTGGCACTGGCGTTAAGTTTTTGCCTGAACAGCTAAAACGCAACAAGCTCGCTTTAAAGACTTTAGCAGATTTAGATGGATGGCTTACTCAGGTTCAAAACAAGCCGAAAAGGACGTTGACGAAATCTGAGGTGATGGCGAACAGGGCACTGTTTAACCACTACTACAAAGACTCTGGAGCCGTTCGCACCACAATGGTAGCGGACATTGTCGATGGCAACGGGAATGTCGTTGAGCGCGTTCTGTTGCCGGATTCTGCGAAAACGAGCGAGTGGCAGATGAGCGTGGATGAAAATGGAAATACCGCTCCTGTAAAGGTTAGTGGATTCGGGGAGTTGCCTGTTGAGTTGTCCGGCAAGAGCATTCCCGATAACGGGAGAATGATTGTGCGCTCCGACGTGGTTGTTGACGCAAACGGCAAGCCAGTTGAGGTCAAGAACGTGCGAGACATTTTGTTGCAACGCTCGCAGTTGATTCGGGCCGCGCTAGAAAATGCTCCTGACGCGCAATCCGCCGATGCGATGCGTGCGAGGTCAAAAGACGGGCTGATGTTTCGTGGTCGGCTCACTCCGGCGCAGCGCAAAAACATCGAAAACCTTCCAGAACTCATCGTCCCATATTCCATTAAGCTCAAGCTATTTGCGCTTAATGACGCAATGGCGAAAAATGACGGCACTCGGATGCTCGCTGAGTACGCCGCAAGGCTTTCCGACAGCGGCAGATACGTTGACTTCTCTCCCACCATCATTGATTTCGTGCCGATTGGATTCCAGTTCTCGAAGGCTGGAAACTTCTTGGTCACAACTGTTTCAGTGAGCGGGCTGAACAGGAAGTTCGACCTGATGATGAAGCAGATGCCGTCGAGATTCTCCCTGTGGAACTACGACAAAGACTCGTTTATGGACGAGTTCACAAACAAGTATCTCGCGAATTTAGCTGCCGGAAGAAACGGGGAAATAGGACTAAGTGAAGACCCGCAAACGGCTCTGAATAAAAAGAACATCTTCAACGACTTAGTAAACGCTTTTGACGCGAACACGGAAGATGCAAATCCAGATAGAACTGAGTTGCAGCCGACTGGCTTGACGAAAGAGGAAAAGAAGGAGTGGAAGCAAAGCGACCCGAACACGGTCATTCGCTCGCGGCGTTTGGATTCATTGACGGACGTTATCGAATCGAATCAAACCAAGATGCCGTTCGATTACGGCAAGTTGAAAATCAATTTTCTGCCGGAGCAACAAAACGTCGGAGAGCGACCAGAGGTTTTGCGCGTCGAGGACGAGCGCATCACGGATGCGACTTATATCCGACCGGATGGTTCGATTTCGTTGGGCGCAACGCACTTGGAGGCGAACCCAGACGCTTCAAAAGACCCAGAGGAGCGCAACAGCGACCGCTACGGGTTTATGACGAGCACGGGCCGCGTGATTGGCCGAGCCGAGGCTTACGACATCGCAGCCGAGAACGGGCAACTCATTGCGGAATCGCCGACGCTCGAATTACGTTCAGATAACGTAGACCTCGCTTCCGAACGCAATGGGCCTGATGTCAACTTTTTGCCGAGTGGCGAGTCGGAGCTTCCCAGCGCAGAGGAACGAGCAAGCGTGCGTCGCGCTGCGCCAAAATATTCGTTGGAGACGAAGCGTCAAAACCTACTTGGTGAAGGGGAATCGAACGAAGTCATAATCCGCGACGAGTTTGGAGATGACGTTGGACGAGCCGTTTACCGCATCAACTCGAAAAATCCGAATCGGGCCGAAGTCATCAGTACGGTTGTATATCCGCATCAGCGAAATAAGGGCTTTGGTTCGTTGCTGTACGCCGAGTTGGCGTCGGCAGCAGCAGCGGATGGCGCAACAACTCTATACAGTGACGCAGTCAGCCCAATGGCTCTGCGTCGCAGGAAATCGCTCTTCAAGACGGACGTTCTCGGAGAGATGTCTGTTGGCGGGAGAAAAGCATTTGAGGCTGAGAGCTTTATAGGCAAGCCTCCAGAAAATCTCGACCGGATTGTCGCGAGCAATGGAGTTGCGACGAGCGCAGGGATTCAGTATCTGCCTGACATCATTGGCAAGCACTGGTCTGCCAATGATTTTGAAGAACCTGATGTTCGTAAGTATGGCGGGACATCGTTCGGATTAGTTTGGGGCTGGGGATTTTATTCCTCAACAATGGAGAATATTCCAGAGTCGTATCAGCTGACCCAATCGCAGAAAATTAATGCAATTCAAGACCCAAAAACCGAGCTATATTCAATTGTAAAAATACAAAGAGGCGGAGCGGAAACCATATTGGCAAAGGGCTTAAACAAAGAGGATGCCGAAGAGATTACGCAAAACCTCAAGGAGAAAAGTGGATACTTTTACAAGTTTAAGGTAAAAAACGAGGAATTGTACATGGATGCCAATAAGGGCGTGTATGAGCAAACACCAGAAATTCAAGGCGCACTAGAAAAAATTATTAATTTATTGGCTAAAAATGATGAGCTTATAGACGGAATGGGAAGGCCGATATCTGCCAAGCAGTTTAAAGATAACGCAATTGAAAACACAAGGCTTATTTATACTGTTTTAGCCGCAAATGAATATACCACCAAAGACATCGTAAGGCGTGAATTTAGCAATATTGCAAACGGGCGAGCTTCAAAATTATTTAAACTTTCTCAAATTGAAAAAGCGTCGAGACTTATTGTTGAACAAGAGCAAATGAGCAGCCATGAATACGCTTCGCGACTGCTTAATACTCTTGGAATTGAAGGTATAAAATACAACACCCCGCCTAGAGGTCTTTTAAATATATATCAAAGGAAAAAAGAGCTTCCAGTAGAACAGCCAACTCGCGGATTCAATTATGTAACCTTTGCGCCAGAGACACTTACGCTCGAAGGCAAAGAGCAGTCATTTAACATTCGCGAAGCCCTTGGCGAAAAGGGATATCAGGCCGGACTGAACTTTTTGCCATCGACGGAAAACACTGAAGAGAGGCGTTTTGAAAAAACGCAGGACGCTTTGGCTGGCGTGCCGCGCAGGGCTAGGCCGGAGCAGATTCTCAAAGCGTTGACAGCGAGCGGTATATCCGAACAGGAGATAAAGCTGCGCGGCATCAACAGTGCGATGGAAGGCGCAATGGACGCAAATGGGTATGTGTCTCGCGACGAGCTTTTGAATGCGATGCAGGTTGAGCGTCAGAGGGAATTGGATAATGCCTATGCTGTAAAGGTTTACGAATCTTCAGACGCTCCGGCATTTCAGGCCAGCGTGCAGGATTCAAATGGGGAGCAGGTAATCGTCCGGATTGAGGACAGTAACAATGCGTCTGTCATCAAATCGGTTGAGCCGGATTCGCTCGAAACCACTGCGAGCGTGAATATTACACGCACAAAAGATGGCAAGTTCATCGTGCTTGATGAGAGCAACAAGCCGTTGCTTTTGAAGCGCAACGATTTGCGGTTCGACGGCCAACAGAATGCCTTTGAATTCGCGTCGGAAGAAGAAGCGCGTCGTGCAGTCGCAACGCTGGAGAACGCACGGGCTGACGCGCCCGTGGAGCCGTCTGAACGTGCTGTTGGAGTCCCAGAATTCAAGGTGGCAGTCAACGCTGCAATCCGCGATGGCAACAAGGCAGTCGAGTGGTCGTCCACTCAGTCTCCGGACGCGATTGACGCTTACGTCGGGCAGTGGGGCGGGAAAGCGGAGCGCACTGCCGAGGGATGGCGCGTCGAGTTGCCGGAGGGATTGCTTCGCGACGCAGAGCAGTTTGGCACGGTGCAGTTTTTGCCTGAGCGGTCTGTTGCTGTCGTTCCAGAGCGATTCTTCGGCTCGGAAACAGACAACAGGCTGGACGTAACGACTGGCCGGATTCGCAGGTACGCTGGCAGTCCAAACTGGGTTCAAAAATTCAACGTCACCGAGTACGTCGCCGGAGGCAAATTCTTCGATAGCGTTACAGGAGAAGACCTTACAAATCGACCTGTTGCATCGACTGGGATTTCAGTCAGTGGTGGCAAGCCAAAAATGACAGCGATTGACGACGCTCCCCCAGCCACTGCAAACCTCGGCAACGTGCGTCGCAGCAACCTGTTCAAGCAAAGTGCTGGCTGGCAATGGGTTTCAGAAAATCCTCCGAAAACTGAAACGCTTATCTCTCTGGAAGGTAGCGGGTTATTTAAAGACAGGTCTGACAAACACGCCTACGCGCTCGATTTGACTTTTGAAAATGGAGCCGTGTTGCAGTCGTACCCAGCGAAGCCGAACGAGCCTCGACTGCGTCCAACTGGCAACGGGGATGTTGTTTTTGGGCCGGAAGTGGGTCGCATCAAAACGAGCGGAGGCAAAGAGCATCCGGTGTACGGATGGGCGCGAGTTGTTGCTCCAGAACGCACTGGAGTGCAGTTCCTCCCCGAAGATGCAAGGCGCAGGGACGAGGAGTACCGCAAAGCCGTTGACGCAAATGACACTGAAACGGCTGGACAATTGGTAGAGGAGGCCGCGAAGGCTGCTGGGTACACAATCAAAGCGTATCACGGGACGCGCAACAAAGATTTCACTATCTTCAAAACAGGTGATTTAGGGCATCATTTCGGGCTTTCGCTTGACCAAGTTTTTGGGCCTTACGGTAGGTTTAGCGACACGCAACGCAATCAAGTTAGGTTGGTTGAGGCTTATCTAAATATTCAAAACCCGCTTGAACTTACAGATAGGGGTTACTGGAGTGGGCCGTTGACCGTTCGAGAAGTAAACGAAAAAACAGGCTCAAATCTTTCTGAAGAAGGTTCAACTGCAGGGGATATTCAGGCAGCTATTAAGCGTGCTGGTTATGATGGCGTAGTTTACGAAAACCTCCACGAAGGCGAAGAGGGAGGCACGGCGATGATTGCCTTCAATCCCAACCAGATTAAATCCGCCGAGCCCGTAACTCGCGATGCTGACGGCAACGTCATCCCCTTGTCGCAGCGGTTTAATCCTGAGCAAGCAGGGATTCAGTTCCTTCCAAGCGTAACAACCGACGTAAGCGACTCGGAAACAAAGCAATACAAGATTATTCTTGGAACAAAAGCTGGCGAGTATGGGTTCAGCCTCTCGCGATTGTCGAACCTGTATAAAAACAACGAGGCGTTTGCTTTTAACCAACAAGCAATCACTTTAGGAAAAGAAGCAGAAAAGGCTCGTAAGGAACTGGTTACAGCGCAAAATAAACTGCAAAAAGCGAACACATCAAGCGATTCCACAACGATTGAAAAGCTATCCGGCGAGGTTGATTCGCTTCAAAAGGAATTCGATACCGCGAATCAAAACCTACAAAAAGCCATAAGCGAACGCTCTACTACTCTCTTGCAAAATATTGCGAATGAGAAAGATGCGGATAAGCTCGCTACGTTGGAAAATGAATATCAAGACCTTCAGGGCTTTGTTCAAACGGCTGAAATGCCGATATTTAGCTCAACAAAAAATGTTGTTGGCAAAAAATTGGTTGAAAAGGCTGAGTCAAAGTTTGAGTCCGACTTCCAACGAATCACAATCGCTCCACCGTTTACTCTGCCTTCAAAAAGTGGACTCGTTGACCAAGATGCCATCGCGGATGGCGTTCAGAGAAAAATCTTTAACTCTGGCAGCTTTAGGAACTTGCTGATTGATTTCTTTGGAGAAGATATTGGCGGAAGGCTGCAAATTGTTAATAACGGGCACGGAACATGGCTTGGTGGTCGCGAGCGAAATGTAGAGCTAGTCTTGCCGAAAGATGTTGTACGCACTCCGGAACTAGACGCTAAACTCAAATTATTTGTCTCTGCAATGGGATTCGGAATGGCTCAAGATGCTGCAATCCTTTACAGACCAAGACTTGGCAACGAAGAGAAAACGGACAATGAAAGTACTCAGTATTATGTTTATTCCAAAACGCCGATGACCAAGGCGAAGGCGAATAAAATAATGCAAAAGGCCGAGGGCTTAAAAATTGAATCGCCAGACGGAAGCGTCGAATACGTTGACTGGACGCTATTATCGACAGGGAATGGTTTCAGGCTCATGTATTGGGGGGAAAACCAAGAGGGATTTGAGGCTAAACTTGAGGAACTAAGAAAATTAATTGGCCCAGACGCAGTAATTGAAGAAAGTCCAGTAGAATCAGAACTTTATGACACCCAAACAGAATTCGCACAATCCGGAGAAAAAACCGTCGAGAAAAGTTTATCCGCGCCTGTCGGAGGACAGTCCCTTTTTGCGAGAATTATCGATTCGGTTTTCAAGCCCTATGCAAAAATCGTTACAGCAGCAGGATACGAATTCCAATACGGGGACTGGCAAAAACGATTTGGACTCTCTGACCAAACAGTAGCTGCAATTCGCGATGAATTGTATCCAAAAAATGGGAACCAAATATCTGTAAGGAAGCTATTTAAAAACCCCGAACAGCTTGGGGTTGCTCCCGAAATCACCAAAGATGGGAAGGAGATTGCCTTAGACGAAAACGGCAACCCGAAATACAAGCTGACCGTCAACGAAATGATTCAGAAGCTGCAAGGACGCACGCAACAAGCGGGTGTCATTGCAGAGGATGACTTTTCTGAAAGGGCAAAAAAGATTCTTTCGCAAGCCATTGCAGATGAAGTGGATGGTCAAGTCGAGCGTGCAACGCTTGGACAAGGTGCTGCGATTAAAGCTGTTGGGTGGTACAACGAAGTGATTCGGCGGATGAGGCAGATTTACGCCTATCCTGAAATCGAAGAGCTTGGGGAGATGGACAAGTTCCGATTCCTTGACCCAAATGCAGCCGAATACGACCCGATAAAATCGTTGGTATTTGATATCGTTCTGGGCGCGACATCGCAGGGCAACAACGTGTTTGAAAACGCAAAGATGGCAGTCCGCATCATGCTCATGTACATGAACGGAAGCACTTTGAGAGAAGCTACAAAAAAACTCAGCGGCAGCTTTGGCGACAAAACCGTTGCGATTGAGGACAATATAAATAAAGCGGAGTTTTTATTGAATAGTATTGGCCCAGAGCAACTTGGGAAGCTGTTCAACGAAGTCAAGACCATCAGCGAGTGGGAAGATTTGTTAAAAAATGACTTGAGGTTGCAATGGAAGGGCAAGCCACTTGAATTTGCAGGACTTGCAAAAGGTCAAAAAGCTACTGGCTTTTTTGTGTTCGGCCCGAAGATTGGGAGCTTCATAAACAATCTGCACGGCAACTATGACACTTTGACGGCAGACCTCTGGTTCTCGAGGACGTGGAATCGACTTCTTGGGAAGTCATTTAAGTACGACCCGCTACTGGCGGAGCGACAGTTCAGAGTGTTTAGCGACACTCTGGAAGAGCTTTGGAACAGTGGTCAGTTCACCGCTGCCCGTGAACAGTTGAAGCTCGACATTCAGGAAGCGGAAAAAAATCTGAGGGAAGCAGAGGAGTCCGGCAGTGACAAAAGAGCCTTGAAAAAGGCAGCAAATCAACTGTCAACACTAAAGGCTCGGTTTGAGGCAATGCCAAGTCTCGAAACTCAAGCAGATTATGATGCATTAACAAGCGACCTAGGCTCAATGATAGCCGCTGCTGCAAAACTCTTCAAAAACTACAAAGAAGGTGGTTTTAAAGTAAAAAGCAATTTGAATTACGCGGCAAAGAACTTGTCTGAAAACCTCACAACTCCAATCGCAGCACCCATTTCCGCAAATCAGCGAATTTTCCAGACAGAAGTTGTTCGCGAAGCGCAAAGGTTGTTGAGAAAGAAGGGTTTAGATTTGACGATTGCAGACATACAGGCTTCCTTGTGGTTCAACGAGAAGGAGTTGTATGCAATTTACGGGGCAGCGCGTGGTGGTGCGAAGCAAGCTGACTACTCGCACGGGGCAACCGGAGCGTTGTTCGCAATGGCAGCGGGTTCGCTTTACGAAGTGAATCGCAAAAATGACAGTGGGAAGCCGCAACCATTCCGACTCTTGAGCGAAGCCGAGGAAAAGAAGTTGACTGGAGTCGAAGCCCCGAATCGAAATCTGAAAATGACGGTTGAGGAACTTCGAGAAAAACTTGGCCTTGGGAAAGAAGAGGAGGCGGACGAGGAAGATGAAGAGTAGCCGATGGTTGGTCGCAAAAGTGTCAGACGTGCCTGAGATTCAGGTGCGTCTGCTCGCGAGCGGACTGGAGATTTTGATTCCCGACCGCTCCGTTGGCACCGATGTGTTTTGTGCAGCGGTCGCAGCCAAGTTGTTGCAAATCAGCGCGAACCCGCCGAAAGGCAGTCGCTCTATCGCGCAGTGCATTGAGCTTTTTGGCGTGAGTGTGTGCGATATGGAAAGATTTGAGCATGAAGACGTTGCAAGCCACAATCTATCTCGTCACGGCTCAAAGTTTTGGACAGAACTGCACTTGTTTTCGATACGACGCCCGCCCGCGTTGCTTGCTTACCAATGGTTTGACCACTGGAAAAACTCGCTGCCGTTTGGTGAGTGTCCTTGCAAAGAGCACTTTGACAAATACATACAACAAAACCCGCCAGACTTTGAATCACTTTTTCAGTGGGGTGTTGATTTTCACAATGCGGTCAATCGTCGCATTTTAAAGCCGCAAGTAACTATTGAGGAGGCAGTTGAGCTATGGACAAGCCGCGTGTTGTGAGCCATCCGGCATTTCCAGTGCGTGGGGACAACCGATTCAACGTCCGACCGAATTCAGGGATGTCCATGCGCGATGTCGTTTTTCTATCGCTCCTGTCCGGATGTGCGACTCGACAAACGCCAACCGAAATCGACATTGAAAAATGCTGGCAACTCGCAAATAAAGCACTTGAACTCAGGGAGAAATACAAATGAAAAACAACTTAGCTCGGCACGCTTTAAAAATCGAAACGCAGCACACGCTGGTTGATTACGGAGTACCAAAGAGCAAGCGTAAGTCGTTGAACGGCAGAATCGGAGGCTTGTCGAAGCGCGGCAAGCAGTGCGACTGCAAAGACAAATCGTGCCCGAAGTGCGCTGATGACAAAAAAGATTGCGCGTGCGAGTAGCTTGTTGAAAGGCATTTACGTCAAGCCATTCAACTTTGCAGAAAAAAAAGATTTGAACTGAAAAACAAGGCGTGGCAGTTGTTTTGCATGGCAAGCAACTCCATATATAAAATCCGGTCTGGCGAATATTTGATTACGCCAGAGGCACTTGAGCCGCGAAATAAGCGGCACAACGATTACGGCTGGGCAGTGGTCGGAGCCGTGTTTATCATCGCAACGGCGACCGCAATCTACCTGCGTCATTCATTCGACGCATTAGTGCAGGAGGTGGGCCTGTGAGCACTCTCTCCGCCAGTGAACTGGCATACAACTTCCCAGTCGTTGATGCGGCTGGGGCGAAAGCGACGGCTCTGTTTATCGCTTGGGCCAAGAACTTTGACTCAATCCTCGCGGAGCACGACGTGCTCGCTGTCGAGAGCGAGTTTCAGTTCCCACTACTCAATCCTGAGACGGGAGCCGCGTCGAAGACCTTCGTCGAGGCTGGCAAAATTGACGGTATTCTAAGGTGTAAAGAGACTGGCAAAATCAAAGTGCTGGAGCACAAAACGACCAGCGACTCACTTGGGAGCGACAGCAATTATTGGCTCAGGCTGACGATGGACACTCAGGTTAGCAAATACCTGCTTTCCGCTCGCGCTTCAGGATACGATTGCAACTCAGTCATTTACGACGTTGTCCGCAAGCCTCAGTACGACCTCAAACAAATCCCGATAACTGACGCGGATGGCGTCGTCATCGTTCTGGGGCCGGATGGCGAGCGCGTCCGGACGAAAGACGGCAAGCGATTCCGACAGACTGGCGACTCAGAGTTAGGCTATGTCGTACAAACGCGCCAAGAGACAATCCACGAACTGCATCAGCGCACGCTGGATGCGCTGAATGCGGAGCCGAGTAAGTACTTGTATGTGCGTGAGATTGCGCGTCAGGACGACGAAATCCTTGAGTACATGGCAGATGCGTGGTGTACGTCGAAACAGATTCTGTATTTCCGCCAAAAAAATCTTTGGCCGAGAAATCCGGCAGCTTGCCTCGCATTCGGAACCTGCGAGTATTTCGACCTCTGCGCGGGCAAAGTCGGAGTTGATGGTGTCAACTTCAAGGCTCTGTCCGCATCGCCCCACAATGAATTGGAAATGGAAGTCCCTGAAGGGCAGTCGCTCCTCACGAACTCGCGCATATCCGCGCTCCGGAAATGCAGCCGCTACCATGACTTGCGGTACGAACAAAATGTCCGGTCGCTTCGCGTGGAAGACGAAGCACTCCGGCTCGGAACAATCTTCCATCAGTTAGCCGAACAATACATAAAGCAATGGATATCAAGAGCTTAATCACAAACAAAAACGCCGACCTGCCTCCGAGAATCTTTCTCTTTGGGCAAGAGGGTATTGGGAAGACAACATTCGGGGCTGGTGCTCCGAACCCGCTATTCATCTGCGCCGAGGACGGGTTGATGGGGCTGGAGGACAGCATCGACCGAGTCACTCCGACTGGGTTTGCTCAACTCCTCAAAGTCATCGAAAGCCTTGAGGTAGACCAGCTAGGATACAAATCAATCGTGCTCGACACTGTTGACTGGCTGGAACGCCAAATCCACAAGTTTGTTTGCACTCGCGACAATGAGCAAAACATTGAGGCTTATGGATATGGAAAGGGCTACAAGGTTGCGGAGTTGGAACTAAATCGTCTACTCAACGGGCTTACTGCTCTGCGTCAGAAGGGCTTGTGCATCATCCTGCTTGGGCACGCTCAAATCAGGACGTGCGCTCCTCCGGACGCTGAACCGTTTGACCGTTGGGAGCCGAAGGGACACAAGACCTTCGTCGGAATGATTAAGGAGTGGGCGGACGTTTGCCTGTTCGCGACTCGCGACCTGTTCCGGAGCAAGGTCAATGGGGTTGACCGGACGCTCGATGGCGGGCGCGTCGTCAAGACCAATTGGTCGCCCGCGTTCGACGCCAAAAACCGCTTGATGCTCAAAGATATCTTGGAGCTTTCTTGGGCAGCGTTTGAGGCAGACCTTGCCTCGTCAAAACTGCGCCGGACATTCCAGTCCCTGCTCGCAAAAACAACCAAGCTCTCGCCCGAAGAACGGGCAACGTGGGAAAAAGTGAATCCGCTCGCTTTGTCCGACGACAAACTAAAAGCGGGAATCGAAAAGCTCAAGTAACACAGTATGAAATACATAGATGAGGCCGGAACTTATACGGCATTGGTGGTCAAACCGAAGTTGGGATGGTTTGATGTCAGCGAGAAAAAGGGCACTCCATATCTGCGCTTGCCGTTGCAAGTGATTGATGAAGAGTGCAATGGGAATCAGGTGAACCACTACATTGTGGCTGAGTTTTACCTGACGGAGAAAACTCTGGAGCGCGTGGTGGACACATTCCGAAACGCATTTGGTGTGTCGGCGGATTTCCTCAAGCGGTTGCAGGAGGGAGATGACACCATCATCGTCGGTCACGAATGCTCCATCGTCGTTGAACTAGAAAGCTACAACGGCAAAGAGTACGCAAAAGTGAAGTGGCTCAACAACATCAACGGGCAACCCAAGGTTTCCTCGGACGAGTTGACGAACCTAATCGCATCGCTCTCGAAGAAAGCGGTCGCATTGACTCAGGCGAAAGCGGCTCAGGCTCAGGCGGAAAGCCGTCCACGGGCTGAAGCTGCTCGGCCCAAGGCACCTGCAAAACAGGTGAGCGACGACGACGACGACATCCCGTTCTAAGCCGTTGCAAACAATCGAGTTCACCTTGCCTGTGCAGCCGTTGTCCACCCAGTTTGGTGGGCGACGGCTCACCGTCGTCAAGGGTCGCATCAAATTTTTTAAGCAGCAGAAGGTGCAGAGTTGGTCTCAAGCGATTGAGTGGCATTCGCTTCCCTACCGACCGAAAGAGCCGCTCACGGGGCCGCTCGCGCTCAAGCTGGTATTTGTGTTGGCGCGACCAAAGCGAATGAGGAAAGGAGAGCGAGAGTATTGTCCGGCGCGGCCCGACTGCGACAATCTTACCAAAGGGCTACAGGATGCGTTGCGAGGCTTCTGGGCGGATGACGCTCAGGTTTGCGAGTTGCGCGTCTCAAAATGGTACGCGGCATCCGGCGAGTTTCCGTGTATCGAAGTGAAACTCAGACAATTATGACTTTTTATATGTTCCACATCGCGGATTTTTACTCTGCGACAAGGCACTTAACTTTCGACGAGCGAGCAATATATCGCGAGCTTCTGGACATTTACTACGATTCCGAAAAGCCCTTGACGCTTGATTTGGATAAACTTGCGAGACTTGTTTGCTGCCGGACTCCGGAGTCAAAGGCCGCGCTCCAAGGCATCCTCGACGAGTTCTTTGATGCGACGCCGGACGGCTATCGCTCGTCCAGAGCCGACGAGGAAATCGCTCGCTACTACGAAAAGCGAGACAGTCTCAAGGCCCGCGCCGAAAAGCGGTGGCAGAAGCCAGCGAAAGCCGCTGAACCAGCCACTCGAATCAACGGCAATGCTACGGCAGTGCCACTGCATTCCAACGGCACTCCCGATGCGGTGCAGCCGGATGCTGTTGAAGAGCCAGTGGACTGCTCGGCAATGCAATTACAATTACAAGTACAATTAAGAAGAGAAGAACCCCCCTTACCCCCCTCACGGGGGGGCAGGAAGGATTCAGTCGGCCCGTTGTCATCGTGGAGTGATTTGCCAGCAGGATTTGACTCGGAAGAGTTTCGCGCTCAATGGCTTGAGTTCTTGAGCTATCGCAAGGAAATGCGTAAGCCATTGCGCTCAAAGTCCTCTGAGTCAATGATTTGGAAGGCAATGGAGCGGCATGGACTTGAGAAGTCACTCGCTGCCATCCGGCGGACGATTGCGATGGGCTGGCAGGGCATTTTTTTCGAGGATGCGACCAAACCCCTACCCGCCGCATCCGGAGCCTCCCAGCGGGCTGCTAGAGCCTCCCGCGAGCACGTTGAAACCCATTACGAACTGCCCGAACTGTGAGCAACGTCGAACAGGTCATCGCGAGCATGGTCGCGAGCATTGGCAGGTCGCGCTCTCAAGAGCACATTGACGAGCAGTTAACCGAAGAGCGCGAGGCAGTTATGAAGGAAGGCAAGCGGCTATTTGCCGCTGCTGAAGTCCCCTTGAGGCATAGCGAGCGGTCGGAACTTGATGGAGATGAGTGGCTTACCAAGTTTGACAACTTGAAGCGGATGCTCAACCGAGGAATGCTCGTCGTTGTGTCCGGCCCACGGGGGAGCGGTAAGACGCAACTCGCAGTCGAGTTGATACGAGCGTGCTGCATCGCGCAAAAGCCTCAGTCTGCGCTATATGCGACAGCAATGGACTTCTACCTCGACCTCAAGAGCACCTTTTCCCCCAATGCCCGCGAAACCGAGAGGGATGTCTGCCGAAGGTTCTGCGCCCCAAGGCTTTTGGTCATCGACGAAGCTCACGAACGCGCTGAAAGCGAGTGGTTTGGAAGGCTTTTGTATCATGTTGTGGACAAAAGATATGCATCACTCAAGGATACCTTGTTTGTTACAAATCAAACAAAAACGGAGTTTGCTGATGCGCTCGGAGCCTCGTCGAAGTCACGAATCCTCGAAACAGGTGGGTTTTTGACGCTCGAACAGCGCAATTACCGCAACGCCAAGTAGCGTAAAATCAGAGAGTTGTGTTTTATGACACAACTTCCTGATAAAAAATGTTTTTTTTGTGGGAGGCATGGGGCATAGTCGTTTTCAGCGGAAGCATCCGCGACAACAACCAACCAATCAAAAAAATGAGCAAGCACTATCAATACAAGCACGGGGTTGATACCCACGGTCGCCCCCTCGGCATATCCAGCATCTGGACTGCAAAATCATTCTCCGGCAGAGAGGTTTACCTCTGGGCAAACCGATGCGGAGAGGGAGAGGAGGATACCTTTGAAGCGGCAGTGCGGGAGGCGGAAGGGGCGTTGACACCTCCTATCGAGGTTGCCAACAACGGGCAAGGGGGCGACCAGCGCATTATCATCTGGAAGAATCCAGTGACTGGCGTGAGGCACGCGGAAACGAACGGAGACAACTTCTGGGAGGAGCAAGACTTGGAGGGATTCCTCCTCCTCCTCGCTGAGTGTGGCATCATCGAATCCGGAGTCCGCGTCGTCCATACCGACGACGAGTACAACGAGCACCTCGGCACGGTACTCCAGATTGATGGCGACCTCGCCCGCATCGTTTTCGACGACGGTCAGGAGGGCTGGGAGCGGCTCGATTCGCTCTACGCCGCAACGGCAAAGGATGTTATTCGGTTCGCTTAACCAAAACAAAGCCCCCCTCACGGGGGGCGCAACCTACCAAAAACTGTGACTGCAATATTTGACATTCAGGGGCGGGAATACCGTCCCACCGCTGCCGACCTTACCGAGGGCTGGGAAGCCCCCGCTGGATTGCCCTTGGCCATCCGAGCCGAGGTCGAGCCTGACCTAGACCGCATCATTGGTGCGGTCATTCGACCGCTCCTCGCCCCCAACTGGCTAGGGAGGTTTGAGTCCGTGGATGGACTCGTTTTAGTCGCCTGTGTTGGCGACTCAGGTCGCACTCGCCATGCGTGGGTGCCCCTCAGCCCCCGCATCCTCGCTGCGTGCGGAGAGCAGCTTGCCCTCCTTGCCTCGGCTGAGGCATACGCCACAAAAAAAGCGGCGGCGGAAGAAACACCTGCAACTCCCGTCTCTCGCCCTCCCGCAAGCGCGTATTCCGCGCCGACGGGCGACCCGTTGCGCGATGCGTCCACTTGGGCGCAGGAGGCATATCTCGCGGGAGATTCCATTTGCGGAGACTAGTACTCAAATCAAAAACACACCGTGAAACTTCAAAATCTTACACCACACCACATTACGTTGTTTGGCGAAAACGGAGCGGTAAACATTCCGCCGAGCGGACAGGTCGCTCGTCTAGCCGTAACCCGCGAGACGCTCGCGCCCATTGTCATCGACGGAGTTGTCCTCCCCGTCTCTCGCCCCACGTTTGGAGAAATCGTCGGGCTACCCGAACCTGAAGCCGGAGTCCTTTATGTTGTATCCGCACTTGTTGCGGAACAGGCAAAACGACAGGACGTTGTGTCGGTTGGCGAATTGCTTCGAGATGAAGCAGGTCGCGTCATCGGTGGGAGCGGACTTTGCGCTTACACAAGCATTTGAAAACAAAACACATGAATACACAAAACATTGAAAGAAAGCTGCTTATCGACAGCAGAAATGGAGTGTACATTCCGTATCAGTTTGCAAAGCGTTTCATCGCAGACTCTTGGAATGTATCGAAAGAGGACGAGCAGATTTTGCTCGACGGGCCGGACAACGAAAACTACTGGGAAGCATGGTGTTATGTGCTCGACAGCGCGTACTACTGCGACGAGTTGGGAATAAAATGGTTCTTGGTACAGGACGATGGCGACTTGTTCGCTGTTGCGGAAAACGCTGAGGATGAAGACGATGAATGCGACGATTGAAGAAACCAACAAGGGGCTGCTGCGAGCTTGGCAGCATCCGAGTCGAGGGTACTACTGGTCGCTCGCAGAGCTTGGAGGATGGGCTGAGGGCGAGGTGCAAGCCCTCAAAGCTGGTCGCAACGCTCCGCTCCGCGACATAGAGCGGTTCCCGACCGTGCAAGCCGCGAGCTTCTTTACTGCTCTTAGGCAGCTAAGTGCAAGGCTGGTAGGCACTAAAGAGTTGTATCACTACATCGATATCGTTGAGCCGGATGGAACCGTATCCGGCGTGCATACCTGTAAGTACTTTGGAAATGAAGAGTTTACGATTCGCATATGGGCGCGGAACGACGACGACTTGAAAGACGAGCACTACTTTTTGGCGCAACACACTCTGCGAGACGTGCTTAAGTGCAAATACAACGCTAAAACGCGCAGCATTAACGTGTTGCAACACTCGATACCCGTGCGAAACGATGTCGAGTGGATTGACGAGACAGTCGAACTGCGCGACGTGAGCTTTTATATGGCTGGCGCAAGTGGCTGCATCCAAGCGTATTACCCGCTATGACACAACTTCCTGAGAAAAATACTTTTCTTAGCGGGAGCGTTGTGGGAGAGTCATCTCAAGCGGGAGCCATCCCGTGAGAAGCAAAACCAAACCTACCAAAAAAATGAACACATCACATAAACACTTAACTGACCTCATCAGGGGCATCCTCGCCAACGCATGGCACTCCCAAATCAACCTCTGCCTTACGGAAGAGGGGTATGACTGGATTCCGAAGGGCAATCGTTGGGAAACCCAGCACCTTTGCCTCGTTGACCAAGACGGTCTGTTGTCGGCATGGCAATCGGACGAGGAGCCGGATGCGGAAGGTCTCGCGGAATGGGTGCAGGACAATGTCCGCGAGTGGATTCGCGGGGCAATCTCAACCGAAATTCAAGAGCATGAGCCGAGCGATGAACGCATCGCATTCCTTAACAGGCTGCTCGAAAACATCTAATCAAACAAGCCCCCCTTGCGGGGGCGCAACTTACTAAAAAAATGGAAATTACACTTCAAGAGAAGGTTGCTACCTTCAAACAAAAAGTCGAACAAACCTTCGATAACATTCAGAAGTTCAACGCTTTAATAGAGCACAAAGAACTTTACTGGTGGTGGGACGTATCTCAACGGACGTTCTGCCTCGCGAGGAAAAATGGAGTCACAACCATCCGGAAAATCAAACGCGAGTGGTTCCTCGTTGAGGACTTCGCATTCTGGTTCTCCAAATCGAAGCCCCCGAAAGAGCGGAGGGCAGCAATCCCGCTGCTCAAGTCCGATGGGGGCCGAGCAGCCGATGGATTCCGCGACGAGAAAAACGACTGCGTCGTCCGAGCGACGGCCTTTGCGAGCGGAGCAAGCTACGCCGAAGCTCACGCATTCTGGAGCGGTCTTGGTCGCAAAGCCGGAAAGGGAGTTAGCATTTTCTTCAACATCAAGGCACTGAATAAGTGGTTGAGCCTTCGAGGCTTGCAACTCAACAGAGTTGTCAAACAAAAGAAGGTTAAGTCCGAGCGACTATCGATAAGGTATTCAATCGCTGAGAATTGCACTGTGAGGGCATTCCTCAAAAACTACGCGACGGGCACCTATTTTTGCCAAACGCGAGACCATGCATTTACCGTCAAAGACGGAGTCATTTACGACAACTATGTTTGGTCGGATTTGCGTAGAATCGTATACGCATGGCGCGTAGACGCTTTGGACGCCACGACAAAGTAACCCCCACACACACCCAACAATGAACACACTCAAAAACACACTCGCTCTTCGCAGTGCAATCAAACGCCGGAACGCGCTAAACGCCTCGCTGAGGCACCTCATCGACTCCGGCAGTGTGGAGGCAGCGCACTACTACCTAGAGGGGGCTTACTGGAGGTTTTTGGATTCCTTGGACTACTACTTTGTCAGCAATGATTTAAAGAGCGGAGACTGGGGGGTTTACGGTCATCCGGCTTACGTCAAACTCTACGCACGGCTCAAAAACTGGTGGGCCGGATGGGACGCGGAAATACGGAAGGCTGGCCTTTCCAACGATTTTTCGCTATTGAGCGAGCGGTATTACATCTTCGGGCAACAGGCAAAGAGTTGCGCGTAAACCCCTTGGGGCCAGCATGGTGTGCAGGGAGACCCTGCAACGGTGGTTACATTTTCCACCAGTGAAACACTGGCTCCAACCTCACAAACAACTGAAACAAAATGACTTGTTGGCTATGACACAAGTTCCTGAGAAAAATACTTTTCTTTTGAGTGGGACTAGCCGATACCTCTTTTAAGCGGACGCTGTTGTCCGCGAGAAACTGCCCCCTTCGGGGGGCGCAACCAAACCAAAAAATGAGCAAAAAATTGTACGGCTACAGCATAGCGAACGCGGGCGAGGAACCCGCATGGTTTACCACAAAGAAAGCGGCATTGGAGTTTGCGCTCCAGTGCGGCTGGGACAACGTCCAATTGGAAACCGCTGACGCGGATGATGTTGACCCCAGCGACATTTTGGACAGGCCGAGTCCGACCAAGGCCGAGGAACTCGATGCACTCCAAGAGTTTATCGACTCTTACCACGATGACAGCTACCTAAAGGGCTGGCTGAGTCAGGTTTACGCCGAGGTGGAGCGCAACATCCGCTCGGACATTTACCCGACGGTTTCGCTCGCCGAGACCGACGCGGAGTGCCGGAGGCGATTGGCCGACTGCGACGCTGTCATCGAGCAGCGTAAAGTCAACGCGCAGAGGATTATCGACGCTGACCGTGTAGTCGCGCAACGGCAACACGCTGCGATAATCGCTGAGGCTGAAAGAGTTGCAGCGAAGCTGCGCGACGAGGCTGCGCGGAAACGCGCTGAAGTCCGCAACACGCTCCACGGTCTCCGGAGCCTGTTGGATTCGTTGGAGGAGTAGGGGCACACCCATTGCGCCTCATGCAAATCGCGTGAGGCGCAAATAACTGAAAAACAAAGCATTGCGTCGTATGACACAACTTCCTGAGAAAAAAACTTTTCTTTTGAGCGGAGTTGACCGATATTCCTTTTAAGCGGGAGCTATCCCGTGAGAAGCAAAACCAAACCACTAAAAAAAATGAACAAAGTAAAAATCACGGCAGCGAATATTGAAGTCTTGGAAGGTGAGTTGTATCGCGTTCTGGGTGAAGACGAAGAGCTTTTCGTCTTCGACGTTGAAATCGGCGCAGTCATCAACGGTCGTCGGTTTGTCCTGCGCGATTATGTGCAGAAGGGGGCGCGGTTCGCGGAGTACGACGCGGATGCGGATTGCGGCGGGTTTTATTACGTCAATCACGACGCAAAGGCTGCTGCCATCCGGTTCGCCGAGCGCATCGTCCGGCGGGGGGTAATCGACCTCGACCGTTGGGACGAGGTTGAGGAGTCGGCTCCTCTTGAGGCACGACTGGCAGCGTATGCAGCCGAGGAGGCCAACGAGCGGGCGGGATTCGGAGGTTGGGGACTGGGCTGGTAACATCATCAAAAATCATCAACAGCCCCCCTCGCGGGGGGCGCAACCTACCAAAAAAAATGAGCAAAACAGCATACGAAAAAGCAGCAACGGGCGAGTGGGTGGATTCTGCCGACCTCGCGAAATTAGTCCGGAACGCACTCAAGAAAGCCTTCAGGGGCATCAAATTCTCCGTCCGCTCCAAAGGCTGCGGAATCAGCGTCCGGTGGCAGGACGGCCCTCCTGCGGAGGAGGTGCGGTGGATTGCCGACGACTATCGCACGGCGGGGTTTGATGGCAGCATCGACCTTGCGTACAGCTACAGTTTATGGCTCTACGCGGACGGGAGCGCGTCGGTCGCGCACTCCGAGGGTACTGTCGGCTCAAACGGGTACGCTCCGGAAATCATCGGCTCCTCGCTCCGCGCTGACGGGGTTCTCTGCACGCAGGTCTCGCGAGTTTACATATCATGCTATCGCGACCTCAGCCGTGCTGCTTACGAGCGCGGATACGAGCGAGCCGTGAACCGTTACGACCTCCCGCCGCACTCAATCGAATACCGCGAGAGCGGATTCGTCTGCCAGCCGGACGTTTGGGTCGAGTCGCACCGCACTTGGCTTTCGTGCATCTTCCTGCGCGAGTCCGAGAAAGCCGCTGATGAGCAGTGGTTTGCAGCCAACAGGAGGCTGGTTGAGGCTTAAAAGCAAAACCCCCCCGCCCGACCTCATTCGGGCGAGGGGGCAGTTAGTCCCCAAACAATGAAAGCCGGACTCTAACGGTTTATGACACAGGCGCAATGGAAAAAACTTTTAAAAACGGGGCAAAGGTGATTGAAGTCCTCAAAAATGGCTACGCTCTGGGCACAATCAGCGTAAGTGAGGGAAAGACAAAGGTTTACCACGCGCACATTTACGGCACGGGAAACACGCACACTCGATTTGAGTCCGAGGACGATGCAAAAAACTTTCTCCTGCAATCCATTGAGCAGAAGCGAGTTGCGAGATATGACACAACTTCGCGTGAAAAAAACTTTTCTTCTTGGGGCGGGTAGCCGATATTCCTAGCAAGCGGGCAGTGCCCCGCGAAAACACTAACCTACCAAAAAAATGAACAATCCCATCCAAGCAGCATTCAAGCAGGTCAATGTCCGCGACCTGCAATTCGTCTCACTGGTCACGACCATTGAGACCGGAATCCTCGGCGAGACCGAGCAGGTCAGCCACATCATTGATGACGAGGCATATGAGCGGTTTGAGGCCCACGGTTTTTACAACCCGTGGGGCACTGGCTTCGTTAACGACCGCACGCATTGCGACTGTTGCGGGCACCGAGTCACCTACGTTTGCGTCGTCGGTGCGCCCAACAACCGCTTCTTTGGCGTGGGTCGCGATTGTTTTACCGCGCTCGGTTATGACGCGCAGTCAGTCGAATCCGCGTCCATCGAAGTTGTCCGCCGGAGCAAGCGGCAACGGGAAAACGCTGCTCGCGAACGGAAAATCGCTGAGATTGCCCAGCAAAACGCTGGGTTCGCTGAGGCATACGCTGCCGCTCGCAAAACGACGGGCATCGCGGGAGACATCGCCGACAAAATCGCTCGGTACGGCAACCCCTCCGAGAAACAGGTCGCGTTCCTCATACGCTGGCACGCAGAGAGGCTTACCGCTCTGGAGCGCGTAAAATCCTCGCCGCTGGCCGCTGGCAAGGCATCAGTGCAGGGCACAGTTGCCTCCGCTAAATTCCGCCGCGTTAAGGCGTTCTACGGGGGCGGAGACGAGGCAAAACTCGCGCTGGTTGTCGCTCTGGAAAGCGGCCACAAAGTGTATGTAAAAGTCGCGCTCGGATGCCCGTTTGATGTTACTGAGGGGATTTTCCCTGCCGACTTGCCCGTCCCCTCGTTGGTCGGTGCGCCCGTGAGCTTTACGGCTACGCTTGAGCCGTCCACGGACGACCCGACATTCCTATTCGCAAAACGCGCTGCGAAGTTGGAGGTCAACGGTTTAGCGGTCACAAAACCGAAATTCTCGGACAGGGGGGTTGTCGGGCAGTGGGCCGATGAGGCAAATCGAGTCCACGACGAAGAGGTCGCCCGTCGATTGGAGGCGCAGGAAGTATCTGTCGGGTAGCGTGTTGCGGGGCGGGGGACAACTCCCTCGCCCCGTATGACACAACTTCCTGAGAAAAAAACTTTAAAACTCAGGAGAGTTGACCGATATTCATATCAAGCGGACGCAGTTGTCCGCGAAACCAAAACCTACCTAAAAAAATGAGCACCAATAGCACCAATAATAATCGGGCAACGCACTACGGCACCTGCCAACTTTGTGGGTCGTTGCAAAAAGCGAACAGAAAAACGAATCGTTTGGCCGACCACGGCTACACGTTGGCCTATGGCTTCCAAGCGGGAACTTGCAGAGGCTCAAGCAGACTCCCCTTCGAGGTTTGCAAAGCCTTCGCGGAGGAAGTTTTGGCCCTATGCAAAAAGCAGGTTGCCGAGTTTGTGGAAACCCCTCGGCCTGAGAGCACGGCTAAAAACCGCTGGGACAAATGCCCCAAAATCACTGCATGGCAACTGGCTCGGAGTCAGCAAGCTGGGCGTAAAAACTACATTTTTTGGGCGGAGCCTCGGCTTGCAAACTGGGCACCCAGCGCACAGAAAACAGTTAGGGAGGTTGAGGCAGTCGAGGCATCGGCTAAGGCAACCCGCACTGGTATCCGTGCTCTCTCTGGGGCAGTGAAACTCGCGAAACGCGACCTATCCAAGTTTGGGGAGCATTTCCAGAAGGTCTTGGAAAAGACTATCAATGGGCATTTGTACGATGAACAACAAGCCTTTTGGCGCGTAGCGATTGCCGCAAAAAATTACGACTTGGACGGAAGGCTTCCGGTTTGGCCGAAAGAGTCGGAAATCGTTGACATCCCGTACTTTACATCGAACTCCGTTGCCAAGCTCGCGAGAATTGCTCGCAATAGCGGCAATGCCGAGTTGATTGCCGGAGCAGAAAGGCTCGAAAAACTCTCCGAGGTTTACGAGGGAGCGAGAAAAGCATACGCAGCCGCAAAGGCATAAGCAGCAGAGGGCGAGGGGGATAGCAACCCCTCGCTCCGTATGACACAAGTTTCCCAACAAAAATACTTTTCTTTCGGCCAACTTTGGCCGATATTCATATCAAGCGGGCGCGGTCGCCCGCGAAACTCAACTACTCAAAAAAATGTACACACTCGAACAACTCAGCAACAGTCAGGTAGTCGGATTCTGGTCAAGGCCCGCCGCGAGCCTCGCGGAAGTTAACCCCGACGCATACAACGCCGCGCTCGCGGACGCTCCCCGCGTCGAAGGCATCGGCTTCTGCTCTCACTGCGGGCGGGACATCGCCCATAACGTCATCATCCGCGATTTTCGCGGAAAGCTGCAGGTCATCGGCGAGACCTGCGCCGAGAAGGTTGGTATCTCGCCCGCTGAGATTGAGGCAGCGAAGGAGGAGCGCAGGGAGGCTGCTGAGGCCGCTCGTTGGGCACGCCAACAGGCCGAGGCTGACAGCAGCGTGTTCACTTCGGGAAAATACGCGGGGCAAAAAATCGCAGACGTGCTCGCGTCCGACGAGCGGTATTGCCTCTGGTTCGAGACCAACTTTGGCGGGCAGCGCAGCGCAAACGGCATCGCCGCTAAAACAATCGCAAACCTCCTCGCTCCGGCTCGCGCTGAGGCCGCTGCTGAGGCCGCTGCACGCGCCGAGCAGCACGCTGAGTTGCTCGCTGAGTTGCGCTCAGTGCGGGTTTTGGTGACTCAGGTTGAGCAAAATGGTCGCTGGTATCCGCTCGCAAACCCCTATCATCGTGACTCTAAAAGCTGCGCCGAACTGGCAAACGCCATCGAGCGCGGGTGCGCCCCCGCCGGATGGGTTGTCGAGGCAGCAGCCAAAGACCTCGCCAAGGCCGCTGGGATTGGCCGTGCTCGCAAGGCCAAGGACGCATTCATCGCCGCGTTTTATGCGCGGCTCCCTAGCTTCATCAATGGATAAAACGCCCATCATCAACAAAATATGGGCCAACAACCCGTCGCTGTCCGACCTCGCCCAAAAGGCGGGGTCTGGCTGCGGTGCAGCGTTGGCAGCACTGGCAAAAAGCGCAACCATCCGAGGGGGGAGCTACCTCTCGCCGGAGGAGTGGCGCGTAGTCTCCGAGTGGCAGGGCGAGCAGCCCATGCGAGCGGTCGCAATCGCAACCGTCCGCGCACTCCACAACCTCGTCATTGCAGGGGCAGGGACGAGGGAGCAACAGGACGCTGCTCTCGACCTTGCGGAGTCACTGCTCAACGATATGGCCCGAAAACAAACAGAACAGCCCCAAAACGGCGACGAAGAAACAAAGTAGTATGAATACAGCGGACACATATAAAAAACAGGACGACGAGGGCAACGAACTTGTTGTCGAAAAAGGCAAAGTGAAGCTCCGGTTAGCAAGCGAGAATTTTGCTCGCAACCTTGGCACGATTGTTGGCTCAACGCTTCACGTCGAGCGGGACTCGTTTCGACACCTCCACCACAAGAGCAACTCGTATGGGTTCAACTACAACCTGCTCAAGTTGCCGTTGTTCCGGAATGTCGTTGTAAAGGTCAATGGCTCAGACTTTTACAAGGTTCCGAAAGAAACCATCATCGAAAAGGGGAAAATCATGTTCTTCAAGAAAACAAAAGCGGGCAGTTTCGAGGTGCAGATTTTCTTTAACCGCAACGACTTAGAGCGGTTCAAGTGCGACCAATCACAACTGGACGACGATGAGGCGAGTGAGGCATTCATCGCGGAACTTATAAAGCATTCGGACAAAGCAGTATAACATTAACAATCAAATAAAAACCAATGATTAAACATAACGAATTACCCCACGGGGATGTTGACCACCCCGAACACTACAACCTCCACCCAAGTGGAATTGAATGTATCGATGTGGCTGAGGGGTTTAACTTTAACCTTGGGAACGTCATTAAATACGTTTGGCGGGCAGGTCTTAAAGGTGACACTGTTATCGACTTACGCAAAGCGAGGTGTTATTTGCAACGCGAAATCGACCGTCTTGAAATGGTTAAGGTTCAGGGAGAAAGGAAGGACTCGAAATGAGCGGACGATTTGCTTGCAAGGTATGCGGTCAATTCCATGAGCCGCATTGTATGTCGTCGCCTATCAATCCTCCGCTGGCGCATGGATTTATCACATTGCCGATTGATTGGAAGAGGGAACGCATTTCGATGGCGCGTGCGGCGATGCAGGGGATTGTCCACGATTTTCCGGTGAAGCAAACAGGAGGGCCAGAGATAGTTGCAATGATTGCACTCCAAGTCGCCGACGCGCTGATTGCCGAGCTTAAGAAGGAGGTGCAGGCATGAGCATTGAAGAAATCGAGCAACAGGTCGTCGCGTGGGCTGATGCGCGGGGCATACTTATGCATTCCGACTCCAAAGCGCAGACATTGAAGGCGGTTAGCGAAATGGGCGAGCTGGCCGATGCCATCATCAAGGGTGACTGCGATGATGCTGTAGACGCGATTGGCGATGTGATAGTTTGTCTCACAAACCTGTGCGCCATGAACGGCTGGAACCTGCATTACTGCTATGCGAGGGCATGGAACACAATCAAACACCGAACAGGCAAGATGTCCGCGAGCGGGGCGTTCGTGAAAGATGAGGAGGTGCAGCCGTGAGCGAGGTTTGGACGCACCTTATTCGGCCCATGTCGGGTTGTACCGCAGCAACTCCACCTCCTCACACGCGGGTGGTGGATGTGAGCGACAGCAAAAACAAAGGGGGCGCAGCCGTGAGCAAAAAATACACAATCGAATTCACCGAAGACTTCTATGTGGGAGAGAACGAAGATTCTGATTTTTGGGAGAACTGGGGAGAGGTGGGTGATGGGAGAAACGAAAAGGAAAGCATAAAGGTTATGAAAGAGATGCGCGAAGACCTTGAGAGGTTTGGTTTCCGTTTTCGTCTTGTCGAAACAACATGTGAGGAGGTGCAGCCGTGACCGACGAGCAAATCAACCGCGCTATTGCCGAAGCGTGTGGGTGGAACAACAAGCCAGTTGTGCGCACAAATGGCAAAGGCAGTGTTTGGGTTACTGAGTGGCCAGACTACTGCTCCGACCTCAACGCGATGCACGAGGCGGAGAAGGTGCTGACCTTTGATGAGTGGGATATTTATTGCGTACATTTAGGTGACACTCAGCCATCCTGTGCAAAAGCCAACGCCCGTCAACGCGCAGAGGCGTTTCTGCGCACATTGGGTAAGTGGGAGGAGGTGCAGCCGTGAGTTTTGACCCTCGATGGCTCGACAGATGGCTCGCAGATGTGCCGGAAGACACCGATGGGCCGGAGTGCGTGAAGTGCGGCGACCTCATGGAGTGGCAAGCTGACCACGACGAGTTTGGCCCATGCGGAGACTGGAAGTGCGTATCAAGAGACTGCGCCCCACACCTTTACCAAAATGAAAACGAGCAAGAAACAAAACAAAAAAACGGTTCAGATTGCGAAAGCAGCCAACCGGATTCTGGAAAACATTGAGTTTTATATGACTCAAGAAGAGATAGACCATGTAAAGTCATTATTCGCAGAGGAATATGCAATCATCAAACTTGAAATCGAATGTGCTATGCGTTGAACCCGTTTGGGGGCAACGGCATGGAGAGAAGCATGGCAACTGGACAAGGCAGTCATCGCACATCAAGTGCCGCGCAGATGCCGTTGGCGCAATGGTTTACGTCTTTGGTGACGAAAGGATTCTGGCGCATTGCATTGAAGATGCGTGCGTTACGCTTCAGGAGCAGAAACTTGAATCGCTCAAGAAGGAACTGAAAGCATTCCAGTGGGAGTTAAATGAGCTTGATATTGCGATGGCAGAAATCGAAGACGAGATAGAGAATAAGCAGCTAGAAATAAGCAAATTGCAAAAAGAAATAGCGCAGCAAATCAGTTTGCATAAGTCACCCCCAGTTGACCCGAACCAGATTCCGCTGTTGTAAACAAAAAAACTTGTCATAAAAAAATCAAACGATAGAACACGAATATGGACACATTGTTCCTTGACGAGGTAGAAGTCCGATACCTCCCATCAACGGCAAAAAGAGCGGATAGGGTCAAGCTCGCATATATCAATCGCGGCAAGACACTTACAATGCATTTCGAGGGGACGAAGGTGGAAAACCCTGACCATGAGGCAATTGAGTTTCTCAACCAGCACGAAGTGCCTGTTGAGTTCGCAATCTCACGGGATGGGTCGCGCCCAACATCTCTCGGAATCAAAGCAGAACACAGAAAGCAGCTTTGTAAGCTGTTCAAAATCAAAAGATAATGGAAGAACAAGATACACTAATAACGGAAGCATCGCAGCCTGAAGCGTTTGCAAGTAAGCCCCACGAAAGTAAGCTCGACATCCTCGATAAAGTGTTCGCATCGAACACTCGTCGCAAGATTCGGTACTTTCTCATCGTTGGCGATTTCACCGAGGAGAAGAAGACCATCATTGTCCACATCGACTCCGGCGCATGGATTAGTCTGGAAAACTCGTTCGATGAGGCAGTTGAGCGAATCGACGAGAAGCCAGAGAACGACGCACCGCTCTTGAGCGCAATCCTCACGACGCGAATGATGGCGATTGAGAATGCCATCATTAAGGAGCAACAGAAAGCAGCAGATTCGAGCGAGCCATCGTGCGATGTTCAATCCTCATGCTCTGCTGATGCTTCATGCGATGTAGATTCGCAGCCTGAGTAAAAGACCCACAGGGGGGATTATACAAGGGGGGATGAGCCTGAAATGTCAAGCTCATTCCCCTGAGTATACATAGATTGCACAAGACAAGTGACTTACGACATTCGCAAAACTAATCGCAACCGACTAACGTGGGCCGATTGACTAACAGACTCCACGAAAGATTCGCTTGGGGCATTGCTGAAGGGCTAGACCAGCAAGCTGCATATCTACGCGTGCAGCCTCACGTCAAAGCGACAACTGCCCGCGTCAACGGATGCAAACTTGCAAAGCGAATTGAGATTCGCGAACGCATTCAGCAAATACGCGAGGAGGTCAACTGTCGGTCGCTCATGGCAATCGACGAGAAGCGCGACCTGCTCCGGCAAATGGCTGAGGGAAGCGTACCTACCAAAATCGTCCGGAAGGGCGATGGCACGGTTGAGGCGACCTTCGACCGACTCGCCGCGCTCCTCGCCGACGCCAAGCTCGCTGGCGAATTCGCGCCGGAGAAGCTCCAAGTCGAGAACGAGAAACTCAACCTCACCTTTGAACTCTACGGTCGCAACAGTCGCCCGCCGAAGGAGTGGCTCGAAGCGGAAATCGTTGAGCCAAAGGTCATTTCGGGAAGCGCAAAGGCACCGATGGACTTGTCCATGTACAAGGTCGAGCCGCGCTCCGGAACGCCGAGCCTGACCGAGGTGATGGCGACGCCAAAAACTTAAGGGATTGTAGCTCAGAGGTTAGAGCGTGCGACTCATAATCGCTTGGTCGCGGGTTCGATTCCCGCCAATCCCACCAACTTTATGGAAATCAACCTGATAGCAAAATACACTGGTATTCAAGCTCCTGCCGGACTTGCAGTGCTCGCCCCCAAAACGCTGCCGCGCTCCGGCCCCACAGGGACGATGGGTTCAGCGCAGCCTCCCGACAAAATCATCCCCGCCGGAGCGGGCATCTACGGGCCGGACGGCAAGCTGCCATCCATCCAAGGCACTGGACTTGAGTTTCTTGCATATGCATAAAATGACTCGCGAAGAGATTGAACGGCTTTGCAAAGACGCGGAAGTCGAGTTGTTGCTCGCGGACGGACTCGACGGGGCATTCGTTGGCTGGCTCGACGGAGACCCAATCATCGGCCCGCCCCCTCGCGCAGTGTACAGTAAGCTGCTTTGCATCGAGTGCCTTGTCGAGCGAGGCATGGACTGGGACGAAGCCGTTGAGTATCTGGAATTCAACACGTTCCAAGCCTACGTTGGGCCACAAACCCCGCTGTTCCTCAATTGATAACGCCCGTCCAACGCGCACTGGCCGCTGCCGAACGCATCCGTGCTGCTGCTGAGGCCGATGAGGAGTCCGGCATCCTTCACGCTGCCGGAATCATCCTGCAGAACTTCTCGACGCTCCGAGGACAAAGGAGACTGACGCTTGAACAAGCCGAAGACGTTGTGCGGCAGTACGTTATGGCACTGCTCAACAACGACCAGTTTGAGGCTGCTGCCACAATCCTTTGGGGTTCAAGCGCATACGACTGGACTCCGCTCTCATCTCGCGAGACTTGGCGTTGCCTGTTTGAGCACGACAAGCTCCTCATTCAGGGGGCGGGAGCGATGGGCAAATCGTATGGGGCCGGAGCATGGTTTTACCTCGACTGGTATCGAGACCCTGCGTGGACAGCAATCAAGGTCGTCTCGCTGACGCGGGAGCACGCGGAGCGCAACATATTCGCGTCCATCCGCAACTTTCACCGGAGCGCGTTGGTGCGCCCGCTGACCGAGGTTGCGGACGACCT